GGTAAACCCGTATCTGACGCCATGGATAAGGCTCGTCAGTTCAACAAGGATCGGTATCAGTTCCGAGACAACCGTGTATATGACTCAGCGACGGGAAGGTTGTACTACTACGACACAGGAGAAACCGTCAAGGTATCTACCAGCAAGGGTGAGATGACAGTTCCTCGTGCTGTTGCTATGGAAGGCCAGAACGCTATAGAGGCTCACGTTAAAGGGCTTCCCGGACCCGCGCAGATCGCCGGGGATATTAAGCTACAAGAAAGAGTATCTACGGTTGAGCTTGAGCCAAAAACTGTCAATCGGATGTTTATGACATCTGATGGGTTCAAGTCATACGAGATCCCTGAAGCAGACGCGATAGAGTTTGACCGAATCGTTCGTAAGAATGGGATCAATAGCCCTCAAGCGGCTTTGTTCGCTCAACGGTTTACTGGAGAGACCCCGGCAGGCGGTGGGCGAGTTCCAACCAGCACTGAAAGAGAAATTACAAAAGAAACAGATTTAGAGTACGCCAGAACACTGGCGAATAAAGCCGCAAAAGACGAAGGTGAGATACCTAAGCTATATGAATCTGCCAGATCTATTCCTATACTTACGGATCGAGTTTCTCGTCTGGTTGATGCCAGCGGCAACTTTGTTGGTTTGTTGGCTCGTCCCGGTTATGGCCCTGCTATTTTGTCCCTGATTGGTAGCGGTGTTCAGACTCCCGGAGGAACAATTAGCTTTCCGGGTATTGATGCTGCTCTGCGAGCGGTTGCCCCGAACGTCACCAAACAAGATATTACAAATGTTGAGTTGATTGGCGCGGATCTTGCCAACTTGGAGCTTAAATACACACAAACGTATTTAGACAAACAAGGCGCTGTTACTGAAGGCGAGCGCCGGATTGTCAGGGCGTTGCCGGGTAGTGTCTTGAATAGTGCTGAGATGATCCGTACACGGATGGACCTGATTGATGCTCGCGCCAAGTTTGATCAAAAGGACATTGAGTCTTTCAGACAATGGAAAGAGCGCAATCCTAGAAAGACGATTCTTGATTGGAGAGCAACACCAGAATACCGAGGGTTGCTTGATGACTGGGAGAAGAAGTCTTCAGAGATTGCAAACAAGTTTTTGCCTCAACCGGGGGCGACAAGAACGTACCAAGGTAAAAAGTATCAGTATGTTGGCCCTAGAGACGACGTTCAAGCCTCTAGGAATCCTGCTAACTGGAGAGTTGTAAATGAATGAGAAAGCTCCTTGGGAGTCTTTTGCTCCGATAGCTCAACCTTCTACGCCTCAGTCGGGTCAAGAAGACGAGATTGGGCGGTTTCTTGACAGAACAACACTAGGTGGCGCAGGGGCGGCAATAGGTGCTTTTGGCCCGGCTAAAAAGATGGGCGAAGCTGGTCTACGAAGGGGGGCGCAAGTCATTCAAGAGGGAAGGGTTCTTGGAGACTTGTCTGCTCAACAGAAGATCCAGCAAAGGATGTTTGGGCAAACACCGCCACAGACTCCGGCGCAGGCGCAAGGAATTGTTCCTAAAGATCAGATTCCTGCTTCTTCTCTGCAAGTTCCTCAAGCTCAAAGAGCGCAAGGTTTTAAAAGCGGCGTTGAAAACTATGCAATGAAGTATCTAAGCCCGATTGAAACCGAACGGGCCAGATCGATGCAACACGCTCAGGAACTCGTTAAAGCAGCGGAAGCGGCAGAAAAGGCGCTTGAAGCAAGGTTCGCCGGACAAACAACGGACCTGCCTTCAGGTTTGAAGGTCATGAATGAAAGGATGCGGCCTCCCAGAGAGTCCGTGGTGTTTGCCCCGGTAGAAACTGAGGCAGGTCCTCTGACGCAAGCAGGAAAACCTGTTGTAGAGGCTAGAGCGTTACCGCCTCGCGTATCTCCTGTCGCCCCTCCCTCTGGTTTGGATCAGGTTAAAGCCTTGTATCAATCAATGATGCAAAGCGCCCCTGTATCAGCTTTGAAGTCTGCTGCTGGCACTGTTGGTAGATACGCTGTTCCTCCGCTTGCGGGATATAGCGTAGGGACTGACATTGCCGACATCCTTGCAGAACAAGGGAAGTCCCCAGAAGAGATTGATAGGATCAAGCAGATTCTATTGGGGATCAGCGGTGTAGCGGGGGCTGCTTCTATGTTCCCCGGACCTCATCAGATGGCTACGGTTCCTATTGGTCTTGGGGCTATGGGGGCACAAGCAATCCGAGAAAGGGCAAGAGAATCTCAAGCAAGGCCGATTCCTAGCCTTCCTGCTGCCCCTTAAGGTCTTAGGGTAGCCAACTTCTTACCGACTTCTTTGTTGAGATCAGAGACGATCTTTACACAGCGGTGGTGTTCTTGAAGTTGGATGATAGGAGTTAGAACGGCTTCGATCTTCCTTGCAAACTCCAGAATATCTACGCCGTTTGCGATGAGACCGCCTTTGTTCTCGCAATAGAAGAACACCTGTTTGATCATGTCATCGGTCATTCTTGGTTCTCCACAGGGACCAGTTGATGACGGTCATACGAGCGATCCCCCGATGAGCTGCTGCTTTATAGGGATTCAAATCGCTGGAGAGGAACTCTTCAATCTCGGAACGATTATCGAGGAAGGCTTGATGCCTTTCTGCTGCGCTGAGATCTTCAAACAGGGTTCCGTCTTCTGTTTTGAAGGCTTTAACAGGTTTCATTGATGACCTTTTGATAGTTGCCAATACTTCAGGAGGCAGGTGAACATTTCCCAGCCTTTTTTGATGTCTTCCTCGGTGTGTTCAATGACTGTAACAACACCCGGATATGAGCGGGATACGAAGATGTTGGCGCATCGGGCTTCAGGAAGTCCAAGGCCAACGCGATACGCCGCGAGTTGCATGATGTGTTCTTCATAGACTTGGACATCTTTGGGATTCTCAAACTCTTTTGTCTTTACGTCTAAGACAACAGTAGGACAATGAAGATCGCACTTCCCTCCAAAACCGATTTCATGAGAAAACGATCTTTCCGCTATCCAAGATTGGGGTCCAAACGTCTCAAGGATGAGGTTTGTAGCCCCTTTAACATAGGGAGAGGAACTGGGTTTGCCTTGGTAGAAGCTCTCAATGGAGGCGTGAATCTCGGTTCCGGCATCCGCTGCGGCTTTCCCTTGTTCTTTAGAGTCACGAATGATCCGGTCGATGTACTCATCCTCGGATTCACTATTGATCTTGGGAAGGGTCAGAGCTGCAAGGAGTAGCTGTTGTTGCTTCCACTTCTCCAAACCGGGCTTTGCAGCGACGTTAATGATTGAGGTGACACTAGGAACCAGATTCAGCTTTCTAGCGTCTCTGAGGGTCGTGGGACGCTCTCCTGTAGACCCTTTGACGGTATAAGCAGGTTCCCCATCTCGGGTGTACCAGTGTCCAGATTCAGCAGCAAAACCTTTAGCAATCATTCTGTCCTCGCAAAGTCTGGAGCGTAATGTTTGGCGGCTGCACAGTAGGCTTCGTGGGCCAGTTTTGGATCATCAAACGAACCGAGAAAGATCTTTTTATTGTTGAAGCCCAGTTTGGCGATGAACTTCTTCTCGGAGGGTCTCCAAAAGACGCCCTTGTAACCAGTCTTATTGCTCTTGGTTTTGCCACGGTTGAGGTTGTTCTGGGAGTAGGTAGCGGGGCGAAGATTCTCTATACGATTGTTCAGAGGGTTGTTGTCAATGTGATCCAGCATCTCGGGGACGTACCCGTGGTGCATAAAAAAGATGATCCTATGGACCCTGTAAGCCTTCCTTTGAACCGTAGTGATCAGATAACCATCCTTGTCTGGCTTTCCAACCCGCTGGCCTTTCTTTGCCCCTCCAAGGCTTGTCTTATGGAGCAACTCGCCGTCAACATACTCAAACCGCTCTTTCAGAAGTTCAAGGTTCAATTAACCTTCTCCTTCAGGGCGTCGGTCCAGCCGGTTATGTAAGCCTGTTGCAGTTCCGAGGAGAAGACCTGATTGAAGGCTTCAAAGAATGCCTTTGCAGCCTCATCAGGGTCTCCTTGGAACGACAAACGATCCTCCGAGAAGGTCAGTATCCCAACCCTCCCGGATTCGTCGTACAACTCGATTTGTGTCACTTGGCTTTGGGGGGACGGCCACGGCCTCGTTTGACTGGAGGCTTTGGAACTACCTTAACTTCCACAGGTTTCTGAGCCTGCAAAGCACGAAGGATGTTGGGAACTTCAGCGATAGGAACAATCAGGGTTGCGTACATGATGTGCCTCAAAAGGGAATTTGTGTGTCGTCTTCGGTTGTATTGCGGGACTTCCACTCGGGGGTGTCCATGATTCTCTGTTTGATCCGGTCGGAGAAGGTGTCAAACATCTCCATGTCAGGATCGGAAATTGAGAAGATTCCAACCTCGTTGTGGGGTTCCGGGAGAGAGGCCTTCATAGCTTTGGGAACCGGGGAAATACCCGAGATGTTCGTGTAGTCCTTCCCGTCTTTCCCTGTAGCTCGGGTAACGGTCAACATACACCACGCACCTAGGACGTTCTTCAGTTCAAAGCCCTTCAGTTCGTCCCTTGTGAACTCCTTGCTTCTCCAAGCCTCCAGATCGGCCCTGAGTTGGGATTTGTCCCCCAAGGACAAGGTGTAGTTCTTGGAGATGGACATAGGTTCCCCTTTTGAAGTAACCAGAGGATTGCCTTCGTCGTCTTCCGAGTGAACCTCAAACTGGAACATCACTTTCTGGAGGAGCTTGACCTGCCCAGCCCATTCCGTTTTCTGAGTTCCAAGATCGATGATTCGGTAGCATCTTGCCAAATGGGATCCCGAGGGTACGGGGGTGAAACTGCGTCCTTCACTTGCTCTTGCGATCAGCATTCTTAGCTCCTAAGCCGCATTCATAGCGGATTCGTATCCAATCTTGTTCTGTGGCTTCGCCCTTTTCTGCTCGTTCCACAGCCTCTTCAAGTTCTTTAAGACGTTCAAGCATCATTTGATGGAACGCTGCTTGGTCCATTCTGTCCATATTTCCATGCCTTTCTACGGTTCTCTAAGACTCTAGGATCCTTGTCTGGAGCTAGTTGACCTAGCCGCTCCCACTCCTCTCGGATCCGCTTGCCTACGTCGGTTTTCGCTGACGGTATGTACACAAAGTCATCCATGAACACTCCTTTCTAACCCCTCAACATGAGGGAAGTGAAACTTTAACATAGATTGTGCTTGCATTGCAAGACAGTTCGTGTATCATTGAGTTACAGGAGGTAGTCATGGATCTACAGATGTACTTTGAAGGCAAGCCCCGAGGATCGAAGGCAAATCTGGCCCGATCTCTCGGGATCACGAAGACTTGGATGGGGTTGTTGATCTCCAAGCGGAGGATCCCCAGTGCGGAGCTGGCAATGGAGATTGAACGTCAGACCGGGGGAGAGGTTACGAGACAAGACTTGAGGCCAGATTTATGGACGTAAGGGGCGAGATTGTGAAGCTCTTGTATGAAGAGGGCATCACGATGGAAACATTTCCGTCTCTGTTTGAGACGATCTTTAACGTATGTATGAAAGCAGTCGAATGGCATCAAAAGAACGCATCTGTGAGTTCATCAACGAACGTAAACGACCAGTAGAAGCTGCGGTAGTTGCTCATCATTTTCTAATCAGTGTCCGTACAGCGACCGATCATCTTAGGAGGCTCCATGAAGAAGGAAAAGTCAGAAAAACAAAGAAGTCCAAGCACGTTTACTGGGGGCGTCCAGTGGCCGTTCCCGAAAGTTCTCCTGTCTCACGAACACCCAGTCCTGTCATCCAACGACCTATCCAAAACTCGTACCCGCACATCCGAGGTTATGACGATTGAGGAGGGGTTATTTTGAACCGAAACGACATTATCCGCATGGCGCGGGAGGCTGGACTGTTGCGAAGTGGAGATGGATGGACAGAGCCGCACCGCTGGGGAATTACCGAAATTGAACGCTTTGCCGCTCTCATCGAACAGCATCTGTACTACGACGGTATCCACACCTGCCACGATGAGTGCCAGCGTCCTTCCTGTGTGGCGATACGGGAGGAAGTCAAGGCCGAGCGTGAGGCGTGTGCTCAGTTGTGTGAGAGCTACGGCCCCGCTCGCGTGTTGAGCGGTGAAGATTGCGCCGCCGCCATCAGAACCAAGGGGCAGAAGTTGGAGCAGAAAGCGAACGTACACGACAAGGTGTACTCCGAAGTGGAATTAGCGAACGCTTACCAGAAGGGATGGGACGATGCAATGCTACGCCGCAGCATCCGAGCACGAGGTGAGAAATGAACCGAGACGAGATCCTGAAGATGGCTCAAGAAGCTGGAGCGTTCTGGGAGCTGTCGGAGACGCCAGAAAAGGATCTGGCATTTTTGATGCGCGTTGTAGAGCGTGTTGCTGCTGCTGAGCGTGATCGATGCATCCTGATACTAGAGCGCCTGCACGAGCAGGTAGGTGATCGGCACAACTACTACTTGCACGCAGCCAAAGTGCTGAAGGAGGAGGCATGACCGAAGCCTTCTTCATCGGCTACGCAGTCGGCATCATCACCGGCTACGTCGCATGGGCACCTGAAACAAGGTTCAAACAAAACTTCGTTGATGGTCTGACGTTGCGGTTTTTGTGGAGGCGGAGATGAGCATTGCAGTTATGAAGCAGGCGCTGGAAGTGTTGGGCATTGAGCGCGAGTGGCAGGACGGCCCGGTGCCGCACCTTGACGCCGCCATCGCCGCCCTCCGCGCTGCCATCGAGCAGGCTGAGAAGCAAGAGCCGGTGGCGTGGATGGTCTATGGGCTTGACGGTAAGTCAGTGTGTGTTACAGATAACCCGACAGACTTCGCCGAGCCGCAGCGCGCGTTGCCGCTTTACACCGCACCGCGCGAATGGGTCGAACTGACGGACGACGAAGCACGCGCTCTGGTTAATCGAGCGACTTTCGGCGATAGAACCAACTGGCAAGCGTTGGTTTATATGATCGATGCAAAGCTAAAGGAGCAGAACGGATGAGTTATCTCATTGCGTCGCTGCCGCCGCTGAAATGTTTTGTCAAACGGGAGTTTCTCTACAACTTTGAGAGGGGACACGGAGAACTGGAACCTGCAATCTGGGTGAGTCTTAAAGCATTGCGAGGTCAAGTATTTCGTATTGAATCTTTACTCCCGGCATACGGCGCGTTGTATGACAAGCTGCCGCTTCATGCTTATGTCTGGAAACCAGATCACGGTGATCTGCCGATTGATACCCTGCAACTCTGGGATTGTATGGGTTACCGATTCACTGTAGTTGAGAAGATCGGTTTACGCAATCTCGGGGTGAAGTTTCTTGGTAAAGACAGACAATGGCATTTCGGGCGCTATCTGTTTACTGCCGACTTCTGCGCTGACGGGCAAGATCTAGACACAACATTCACAGAACAAGCGGAAGAACATAAAAGTTTTAATTTTATTCAACTGGAGAACGGGCAGTTTGCCTGCCAACCCAACAACCGATGTTTGTGGTACGACCAAAGTTTGATTCCTGCCGAGACAAAATTCCCAGACTTTCAAGCAGCCAAAACCGTTTGGACTGTGGACGGCACCCGGAAATGGGCGTCGGGTGATGATTGGTTTTATGACATCAAGGAGAGGGATCATGCTGGTTAGCAAAGAGTGTTGGGAACGAGGATGTTCATGTTTTGACGACAGAGTAGATAAAGACCCGGTAGAGGTTGTGAAGTGGGTAGGGCTGACGGATGAGGAGATCAAAGAGATCATCGGCCCGTGGGGTGATACACCAATTAAGGGCTACACAAGAAAACTGTTTGATCAAATAGAGGCAAAGCTAAGGAGTAAAAATGATTAAGCATGAAGGACTGGAGCTAGGACATAGGATGGCGGAAGTAGCAGGTTCTAACGCCGGAGAAACGTGGAAAGAACTAGCGTTTGATGCGTTTAAGAATCATGCTAAGACGCATAACGTCTTTACTACAGAGCAAGTAAGAAACGCTAACCCTGATCTGCCAGCTCCGCCTGATCCACGGGCGTGGGGAGCTATTGCCCTACGGGCGAGGAAAGAAAGGCTGGTAGATGTAGAGTCTTGGGTCCGGGCAGATAGTAGAAAAGTCCACGGAATGGTTGTAACTCTTTGGAGGTCAAACCTAGTATGAAACCAGTAGTATGGATACACAAAGCAAGTGGCCGAATTCGTTTCGATGGGAAAGACCTTCCCGATTCGTGGATTCCACTTTATGCGAAAGAATCTTTAGAGATTGAGCCGCTGAAGATTTATGAGAACCCGGATCTAACGGAGAAGACACAAAGAGTGTTGTCTTATATTAAGACGCTACAAAAACCTGTCAGGAGTTCTGCGATTGCGCAGCAGTTTGCTATTTCAAAGTCTGCCGCTGCAAGACACTTGGCCGCTCTTCAGCGGGCGAACCTTGTTGAGAAGAAACGCGTAGGCTCTCAGGTTATCTGGCCGCTGGTGAAACACGCTATCGTAAAGGCTGAGCCGGTTATAGAAACGCCGGAGAAACCGCAAAACATTGTCTGGCCAACCAGCACGTTTTCCACAAGTTATCCAAATGCGAGAGGATACGATGACTAAGACGTTGGGCGATGTTATTAGAGACAGTATGAGGATAAATGAAATAATGGCTAACGATCAAAAGGCAGATGACCTCCAAGCAGGTGGTAATCACTACAAGGATTTAGCGATCCAACCGTGGCATCTAATGGAAGATGTCTTGACCCGGGAGGAGTTCATAGGCTACCTAAAAGGTAACCTGATCAAGTACGCTATGCGGCAGGGCAAGAAAGACTCGCCAGACGCAGAGAAGTACAAGCACTACGTTATGAAACTCTCGGAAATGCTGCTTGAACAATAAGCTCACACAGAAGCAACGCGCACACATCCAGCGGGTAAAAGAACTTCCCTGCTCGGTGTGTGACGCGCCACCACCTAGTGACGCTCACCACATAAAGCAGTCACTACAGTACTGCGTAGTCGCTCTGTGTAAAGACTGCCATCAAGGCCCACTTATGGGCCTGCACGGTCAGAAAAGGATGTGGGCGATTAAGAAGATGGAAGAGCTAGACGCTCTCAACGTTACTATTGAGAGGCTATCTGCTTCTTGAGAGTCTGAATATTCTTGGTGAGTTGTTGTTCTAACTTACCGATATTCGAAAGAGTATCTCTCTTAGAATCCGCGTCCATGTTAGATATCCGGACAAGGTTCTTCATCTCCCGGTACTCTTTCATCGTCTTCTCTAGGTCATTTATATAGTCCTTGACGGCTAGCATTTGTACATTCTCTTGCATGTACTTGCCGTAGTTCTCGAAGTCCATCGACCGTTGTAAGAAGTTAGAAGTCCTGACTACCTCGTCTACGCTGTTCTTAAGATCGTAGTAGGCAGAAATAGAACCTCTAGCTTCCGGGTCTACCATGAACCGTCTAAGCACCGGCATCTGCTCTAACCGCCTAGATGCCTTCGGCGCTTCATCGTTCATGCTGAAGAACGCATCAAACAGGTTGACGGCGTACATCCCCATCGTCCCGGTATACCCCTGAATAAGGTAATCCAGCTTGATCGGGGAGATGTTCAGAGCCTGCCCAATCGCTCCTGAAACCTTAGACGTATTAGGCCCGACTTGATACTCGGGGGAGATGTTCTCCATCCCCGGAGAGATGACAGGTCTTTGAGTGAAGAACGAATAGTTTGTTTTTACTTCATACGCAGGAAGAAAAGTCTGCGGGATAAGGTTAAAGGCAAAGGTAGAAACAACCTGTCTTTCCATCGACTTTAAGAAATCCTTGCCCGTATCAGATCCGAAGGCGTACTCTAAGATCCGTTCAGGTATGACTTTGAACATCACACCGATCTCGAACGGAATCGGGATCTTTACACCTGCCGAGGGGAAGAGCCAATAGTTATCCCGGGTCTCTTGTTCTTGGGCTTTGTACTCTTCGTCATCGTGCGTTAATAACCAGTACATCCCAGACAGAGCCATGAGGGTCATACCTCTGACCCAGAAGGTGTTCATCCGCTTCTTCTCTGCCTCAGTAGCGTCGCCGCTGATAGGTCTCATACCAGACCTATACAGAACATCTAAACCCTGTATCCGGGCGTTCATAAACGGTACAGCAGCCGTCAGGATCCGGATGATAGGTGACCTACCCTTCCGGTTGAAGTTCATGATCTCCAACGCTTGATAGAGAGCTTCTGCTTCGTTCCCGGTCTGTTCCAAGACCTTCTTATAGATCTCCTGCCTAGTGGCTGAGTCGGAAGCCTCTGAGGACTTTTCTAAAGCACCCCAGAGGGACGTAGCGGGAGAGGTTAGCTTCTCCATCGTCGTTCTAGCCTTAGCGGCTTTACGTATCTCAGCTTCCAGCTTCCGGGCGCTGGTCTCTACACCTTGAGAGTAGTCATACCCACCGATAACGCCAGCGCTTCTAAGCTCTCTCATCTCAGGAGACTTGTCAGCGATAGCTTTAGCGTACTGTTTTAACGTAGCTACGATAGGTGTGAACTTAAATCCCGAAGCGACATAAGCGGATAACGAATCCCGCATCATGTTAGCTAGCTGGAACGCCGGATCTTTGGTGACAAGGTTCCTAAGTATCCGGGCGGGAGTAGATAGCAGACCAATAAACGGGATGTCAGGTTGATAGAGAGACTTAAGAGACTCTATAAACATCGGGTCTCTAGTTTGGTAGTAGGTCTCTTTCCCATCTTCTAGAACGCGGTAAACCGTAGGTCCAGACTGGGGGCGGTTTAGCTTAACAACCTCCCCGATCCGCATAGCCTGATCTGTAGCTCTACGGGCGGCGATGTTCTTAATACCTGCTTGGATGGCAGACTGCGTATTCCTTACGATGGTCTCAAAGAAGTCTGTGACTTCTGACTCACTACCTTTAGCTGCTTTCGGTCCCTGTACGTTAGCGATAGACGTAAAGAGCCGTGGGCCTTGGATGTCATCCTCTCCTAGGTGCCTATAGAGAGGGAAGTAGTCTCCATGCTTCTTCATCTCCTTAGCACCGGCTTCACTTACCACGCCGGTATCTCGCATGAAATCTACTAAACCATTGTTATAGGCGATCCACTTCTTCTGGATCTCTACAAACTCCGGAAAGGCTTTTTCTATCTGGTTGGCACGCTTGATGTCGTCTTGCGTAAAGAGCTTCTCTTCGTACTTACCTGTACCGGGGTTCAGGATGTACTTAGATGTACGTTTAACGTCTGCCCAGAACTGATACTGACTGTAAGCGTCCGGCTCACCAAGTTTAGGTTTAGCGTAGGTAGCCAACTGTTGGAAGATGGGAAGCAGCCCTTCGGCTTTATCCATCACCTTGGTATAGCCTTGTTCGTAGACCTTAGCGCCGGGAACCTTTTTAGCGGCAGCGTCCGCAGCAGCTTTAGTGTTATGTGTACTAAGCTCTAAGAAGTCTTTCTCTACTACATACTTCTTAACGTAGACAGGGATACCTCCCTTTCTATCGTTAACACCCATAGCAGCAGCAGCTAGACCACCGCCGAGGTCAGCGAACAGCGCAGCAGGTTCAGCTTTAGCATCTGCCAACTGTTCCTTTCCGCCCATCAGCTTTATCTGTCTGGCAGCTTCTCTATCAAACTTAGCTTGAATGTCGTACCGGTTTATGAACTCTTTCCGGAACTTAGAGAACTGCTTGGGAGAGATAGCGTCTAAGATCCGTTCTACATACCCGGCGCGATAACGCGGGACGATAGTAGCCTTAATCCGATCCGTTACGTCAGAAGATAAGGTCGGGAGAGGACGGAGGCTCTTACGGATGTCGGGGGAGCGGAAGTCAAACGTCCCCTCATTCCCGGTGGCAGATTTGATTTGGTTAGGCGAATAAACCGCAAGGTTTTTATTGTCAAGCTCTTTGGTATAAAACCCGTCAAAGCCAAGACTCTTAATGACATCTTGAATCCTTTTGGACTCAATGTCTTCCCAATAGCCGTTTTGGACTCCGCCTATATAGTCGCTAATACTTTTATCGGAGTACCGAAGTAGTGCTTCTACTTCTTTTAGCGCGTTAATGTGATCTTTGTTTTCGTAGTCGAAAGGATTCTCTGCCCGGATATAAACGGGCATGATGTTCGGCCCGGAGGGCATCATGTCTTTAAACTGTTTGCCAAGTATTTTTAAGGCTTCTTGTCTATAATCGCCAGCTTCATCATCCAAACTTTTAAGTAATAAATCCCGGAACTTGGGGTCGGATGCGTAGTCTTTTTTAATTTGTTTTACTGCGCTGGCTTTACCTTCTTTGTACTGTTCAGCGGTTACAAACTGATCGGCATGTTTTGCCATCCACTCTGCGCTCATAGACGCAAACATGTCGGCAAACTTAGGATTGTCTGTTACAAAGATAGCGCCAGCTTGTTTCGGGCGAAACTCTGTAATGTCTCGCGCTGTGCCGTGATACATCAGCTTAGGCGAACCGTCAGCGTTGACGATCTTTGACTGGCCGAAGAAAGATTTGAACTGCGGGGTGTCCGGTGCGCGGAGGCTGAACCTAATATCGCCAGCTTTCTGCGCTTCTTCTGCCTCGGCTTTTGTCATCCCGAGATTCTTAGCTTCTTCTGCCGTTATAGGTCTTTGACCATAAGCGCCAACATTACCAATGGCAGATTTAATTTGCTCTGGATAAAACGCAGCTATTGTTTCTTGTGGCCCATTAGTGTCTTCGCTAATCCAAATTCCGTCGTACCCAAGTTGCTTTAACTTATCAATAACCGGTTTGTTCTCATACACTAACCAGTTTCCGGTTTTGTGATAGCCTCGATCAACAAGCTCTTGCATACCTTGGCGGATTAAAAACGATTCAATAACTTTAAAATCTTTGGTTGCGTCAAACGGGTTTTGAATAGACAAAAACAATGGCATTACTCTGTTGCCTGCATTGCTTTCAAACTCTGCGGATGACGAAAAACCTGTCGCTTTCTTTAATGCTTGTTTTAATGCTGCGCGATCTGCGTCAAATTGATCTGTGCCCGCTTGCGTGTCGAAGTCATAGTCTTCGGGCGGCTTCATGTATTGTGAATATAACGACGATTCAATTTTTTTAATGTTTTTATATTCGTCGTCTGTGCCCGGCGGGGGTTCGCGCAAATCACCTTTAGGGCCAAACCCTACAATCCAATTGCTTGCAAATTTAGGGTTAGTAGTGAAAAACAATAAAGCATCTGGATATTTTGACCTAAACGCTGAAAAGTCCCGTTTGGTTCCGTGGTAGACAACTAACGGCTCGCCTTTGTCGTCAACGATCTTACTATCATCAAACCACTTCTTAAACTGTTCGGTTTTCGGCGCGCGGAGGCTGAATTTGTATTTGCGCTCACCGCTTGGAAGAGTCGTTTCAGGTGACTCTATGACTGCGTTCTTCGCCAGCACCAACGGACCAATTTGAATTACTTCGTCTGCCGTTGAAACAGGATTGCCGGTGCTTCTATCAAAGAAGTAGCTGTGCCTTAACGGGTTATACCCAACTTGGGTCCACGCGGGATCTTGAAATGCCCGTTTCATTTGAGCCACGGCTTGCGGCAACGAGACAGGTTTCCAATTTCCTTTTATGACTGCAAACGGCGACTTTGCTTCACCCTGCGCAACACGCAAGGCCTTGTTACCGGCGTCAGGAAATTCTGCATTTGTAATCGCTGCCACGGCAGCATATTTAACAGGCTCACCTGATTGATGGATAGAGTTAATCCATACACCATGATTTTGATACGCTGGGATGTCTAGCCGCAACCCCACCTCAAAGCCTTTATCAATCTCTGCCACGCGGCTCCATCTAGCAATCTTGGCTTTATCTAATGCTGTTTCCGCATCATCATCGGATGCTGGCGAAGGGATGAAGTCAAACGGCGCAATAGTTCCAAGGAATTTCGGAGAGTTAGCTAATTCGCCGTATTCCTGCGGAGTCATCTCTCCAGCGGCAACCTTACTAGCCGCCTCTTGCAATTCGGGAATACGTTGAGTAACCAGTTTTTTCGGCGCGCGGAGGCTGAAAAGAGTAAGCTGGCCTTCAACTTTTTTGTAATCTGTTTTTGGCTCTTCGCGCTTAAGCAAAGGAAGTTCGTAATCTTTACGATCACCTTCCATGCTAACTACAACGCGAGCAGGGAACGATTTATACCCTAGTTGTGATAAAGCGCGAACACGGTGCTGACCCTCTACCACCCATGTCTCACCGTCAGGCTCAAGTGCAACAATCAAAGGTTCAATTTTTTGATTTGCGGAGATTTTTTGAGCAAGAAATGATATGTATTCTTGTTTTGATTTTTGCGCATAAAGACGTTTATTAGCCTCGACAAACTCCGCTGCTAACGGAACTTCACGAACACCCGGGGCCAGTTCAAAATCTTCGTAATTAGAGTTGGCAGAATCAACCAAACCTTTAACTGGAATAAACTCCATCCCGTTAAAGTCGTTAATTTTCGGCAAATTATCTAGCTCATCTTGTTGCCGAGGAGTCCCTTCGTCGTACCATTTCCGCAAGCTAGGCTTAGCGCCTTTGGCAACCGAAGTTGACGGCGGGGCAGGAAGCTCTCCCTTCTCAACAGCACCAAACACATCTTCGGCAGTGTCGTAACCGCCTACCTTCATAGCTTGTTTGATAGCCTTAAACAGGTTCTGCATCCTGTTCAGGATTGCTCTCATCATCCCGGCAGGAGGTTGAGTCTTAGAGAAGTCTGCAAAGGCATCAGCAATAGACTCTTCTACGATAGCTTCCATATCACCATCGTAGAGCTGCATATAGGCGTCGTACCGGGTCATCTCTTTCCCGTCTACAACCGCCTTCTGCCCTTTTAGGTATTTCTCAATCCATTCCTTCTGCGCCCGGTCGGTCAATACCTTCCACTGTTGGGGCGTAAAGAACCCTAGTTCTTTCAGAGCATGGATGGCTTCGTGACGTAACGTCCTGACGGGATTGTCTAGATCTAAAGCAAGCTTAATGAGCTGGCCGGAGTAAGAACCTTCGTCGGCCATCCCTTCTTCTAGGTTGATTTTGACATCCTTTAACCCATACTTGGCGAGGATCTTACTAAGCACACCTTGAAGCTGGTCGATCTTCTCTTGTAGTTCAGGAGCGCGTACCTTCTCTTCCGGCGGTTTGGCTTCTGACGGCTTAGCTGCTTTAGCTTCTAGCTCTTTGAACTTTGCCTCTGAGACCTGCGGGGCTACCTTAGCAAGACTCTTCTTGGCAGGTTTTTCTTTCTTTACTGCCTTGGCAGGAGTAAGTTGATCGTAAACCGTCAGAACTTCTAATAACGCTGTACTGTTCTTGATCCCTAGCAGGTCAGCAATAGTCTGAACAAACTTAGACCATGCGGATTGTTTCTCGTAAGGGATAGTGTTTAAGAAGAACTGGAAGCTCGGATTGCCTAATCCTTCAGCGATAAATTCTTGAATCCCGGTAACACCGTAGAACTCAAGATCTTTCTCTTCCGCGACCTTCTTAACGTCTTCGAACAGCTTTTGTAAACGCTTAACGTGCGGAGCCTGAGCCTTTGTAGGATTGGCTACGGCTTCATACACCTGAGCGTGTACAACCTCGTGAGCTACAACGCCTTCGTCTTTGGCGAAGTAATCAACAAGCTTGATCTTTTTAGATTGGGGGTCGTAAGACCCGCCCATCACGCCGGGAGTAACAGCTACGGCAGAAGCATTATTCCTAACAACATCTTCACCTATACGGGTGAATTCATCGTCAACCTTTTGTTTAATGTCTTTTAGCTGTTGTGCTCTGCTTGTATCAAGCGGTACATACAAAGATTCACGATTGAATTGCAGCCATGTTGAGATGTCTTGAGGTTCAGTTGCTTGTTCCTCTACGAATTCATTGTTTACTTTCCGGAGCTTGAACGGCTTAAACTCCGCTCCGTTGTCCAACGACTCTCGTAAAGCAATCAGATTCTTGGCGTAGTTAATAATCCACTGATCAGTAAACTTATCTCTGCCAAGATAGCTTTCGCCTGCCTCTGGATCAATCTCAACCGATACCCCGGCAGGAACACCTTTTCTGCCTACTTCAGCAACGATGGGGTTCTTACTACGAGACAAGGCATTGGTAATGCCGGTGACATTACCTGCCTTAGCAGAAGCCAATAGCTGAGGGTTGTCCCGGCGCGCTCTTAAGTTTTGACCGCCAACTGCCCTGATCTTTTCTGCAAACTCTTGTTTGGCCTTACGTTCTTCTTGTAAAGCTTTGATCTCCGCTTTGCGCTCTTCCGTTAGTGGAGCGGGCTTGACTTTCGTTGTTGATACAGGTTGCTCAGCAGGTTCTGTAACAGGAGCCACTCCACCTCGCTCAGATGGAGCAAGTCCCTCGGCGGGGGGCTGTTGTCCAGCCCGTCGTCCAGCCACTGCAACGCCTTCTCCACTTGGTTGAGGGTAAGTTCGTTGAGCATAAAATCCACTCCCCGGTCGGCTTTCAAGGTAACGGTCAATACTATCTAATACACCTTCTAACTTGTCATACAAGTCTGGCGTAGCTCTCTTTTGAGCAGCTTCTAGAGTCTTGACAACAAAGTCTGCCTCGTCTGGATTATTAAGATCCTTATCCTTAACCTGATCGTAGACAGGATCGGTTCTTGGAATCCCCGCTGCCCGTAAATCCGTCGCCCGGAGAGTGAACGCTTCAGGCAGATCAAACCCTCTACTCTTAGCTTCCTCTTGTAACAGGTTATATAACGTCCTAGCCTGTTCAACACTCTGATCCCTTTCCGGACTTTCAGGATCTTTCTTGGTTTTAGAGATGTACTCCAAGAGAGATACAAGCTGGTCTTTCGGGGTTTCCTTTGTGTTTACGAGGTCAATCAACCCAGTACCGGTGAGGTAGATGGGTTTCTCCGGCTCTTCTGCAAAAGGATAAGGCTTATCAGTAGGAGTCTGACGGGTTTCTGCCTCGCTCACGACTCTCTTACGGAGTTCTATAGCGGCTTCTAACGAAGCCTGCTTCTCAGGACTATCCGGTTCTTGTTTGATTCGTTCGGCGTACTGTACAAGCTTCCCATACCCGTTCTCTTCTGCCGCCATAGAGGCGAGTTCAGTACTAGATAGGAATGGGCTCTTCTCAGCAGGAGCCGTCATCTGTTTGATGTCAAAGTTCAGACGTTGAGCTGTCTGTTCCAATGACTCCCCCGGACGTTGGCCGGGAGCTAACGGTTCTTCTACCTGTCTCTGTCGTTCAATATACCTACCGACAGGAGCTAATGTCCCACCCAGTACAGCACCACCGATAAAGCTGTCTAAGTACTCCGCCCGGGCAGAAGGATCGGCTATGTTTAACCCAGCCTGTAGGCGTTCTAAGAACGACTGACCAGACTCAGTAAGACCTTCTACACCAGCGGTTTTACCGGTAGTGACGGCGTAGTCTTTAACAGTATTAGTGATACCTTGCTTGGCAAGGTTCTGAGCAGCTTCCTCTGTGATCTCTTTCCCGACAGAGGTAAAGAGTTGTTTAATAAGAGGGTATGCTCTAAAAGCAAATACATCTAATAACGCCTGCGGAGCGGCAGCAACAGCGGCAGCACCTAAACTTGCTTCGTCTAGCGACTTAGCGGTCTCCATCTGCCTAGACAGATTAGACATCGTAAACTGGGTAGCAGACGCAAGCCCTGCGGCTCCCAATCCGGCAGCGACCGCAGCAGGCCCGGTAAGAGGTAAGGCAGCAGCAGCACCGGCGGCAGCGATAGGCGCTACCATTAAAGGCACTGAACCGCCTAGCAGTTCCTTAAACTTAGTAAACGCCCCGTCAGACCAGTTCTCAGTAGGGGCGAAGATCCGTCTGGCTTCTGCTTCCCGCGCCTCAAACTTCTGCTGAGCTTCCTCTGGCGATAAAAGGCCCAGCTTGCCGCCTAAAAGAGCAGCCCCACCCAGCGTAGACTGTATGGTTGCTTTAGCCGCCGGGAGGAAGCCAGACTCACCTTTCGGTGCTTCTAGCCCCATCTTTACAACATCGTACCCGCCAGCCTTCAGACGGTTAATGATCTCAGTCTGAGTCGTGCCTTCAGGGACATTGTTTAATACGGTGCCATCCGGCAGACGAACATCCATTCGAGAGCCTCATTATTTGGGCAGTTTCGAGAAGTCTACACCAGAGACTTGGGGGACTTCAGGCATCTTAATATCAAGCTCTTTAGCAGCTTCATTAATAAGTGCTTCTAACGGAGCAATGATCTGCTTCTCTACCCGATCACGCATGGCGTTAACTTGTGAAATGATTGTTCGGTCGTTTGCTGACAGCTTGTCTGGCGCTGTATTTTTAACTAAACCATACGTTGGAAAGTTTTCCTTAATTGATTTTTCCAAATCTGCGTAAGCTTTAGAAACTCGCTGACCATTGATAGATATTTGATCTCTAAGCTTAAGATCTCGTCTCTCTGCTGCTTTTGCTTTTAGTTCATCTACTTTAAGTTTAAGCTCTTGTGCGCGGTTAGCAGCGGCGGTCTCCGCTTGAATCTCTGCCGGAATGAGATTCTGTTCAAAGGTTGCTATAGCCTTGGCTTTAGCCATCCGGGCGTCGTCTACTTGTTTTTTGTACGCAGCCGCTTCGTCTAGGAACTTCTTCTCCATCTCAAGATCGCCCATTTCTCGGGCTTGCTGGGCTTGCTTGAGCTTTAAGACGGCTTCTTGGCTGGCTAATGTAGCGACACGATCTGCTTCATCCCGGGCCTTCATGCTGTTTTTATAGTTAATATACTGATCACCGCCAGTTGGCAATGCTTGGGTAAGTTTAATAAAAGAGTTAAACGCATCCCTGCTTCGCTCTAGTTCTAACAAACGCTTGCGTTCTGCTTCTGATCTGCCAATAGCGGCGATACCTTCTTGCGCAAGATCCGCCTGTCGCCTACGAGCTTCTAACATCCTGCGGTTGATTTCTTCCCGCGCCTGCATGTCTTTTTTAGCCTCAGCATCCTCTGGGACGCCTTTATAAATATCCTCAAATGTTTTGCGAGTGCGTGGAGCAACCGCAGCTATACCGGACGGTGCGGACGGTACGGACGGTGTTGCCGGGCGGGTTTCTGCCGGAGCAGGCTTAGGCGGGGCTTCTGGCGGAGCAACCTGCGGTTCAGCCCTAGGCGACGGACCAGCTTCAGCCCCCCGTTGGAATTCAGACTCTAAAACCGCAGCATAAGGCGTGTAGCTCGGCGGGCGCGGAGGCCGCTGGGGATATTGCTGAGCGATACCTCTAGACGTTTCTAACGCACGTTGCCGTTCTTTTTCTGCAAACGCCGCTTCTTTAGCGGCACGCTGATTTAACTCCGGGCTGAGAAAAGTCTCTACGTCACGTGAAAAACTGACGCGCTGACCAGAATCCATCTCTGCCATTTCTCGCTGTGCTTTAGCAGCTAAGCTGTCGTCAAGCGGCGCTAGCTCTCTATCAGGGATAGGCTGGAGCCTAACGTCTGACCCCTCTGGCCCAGCGTAGCCGATGATCCCGCCCTCTCGGAACTGCATATTAGCGGGGAGACCTCCAATCCCTCGCTGGAGCATCTGCGCAGCCATCTGCGCAACAGCCTGCGGGTCTTGAGCCATCTGCTGTTGCTGTTGTTGACGCTGAGCCATCATCTGCCCAGCGATCCCGGCTTGTTGGCCGACAGATTGCATGTCAGGCATAGCTTGTTGAGCAGCAGCTTGCTCTACCTGTTTAGCAACAGTAGGTTGCTGACCTTGCGGCCCGGGAGCAGATGGAGATGCCTGTTGCTGAAGAATCTGCGCAGCCTGCATCAGCGCCTGTAAGCCGCTGGGAATTTGTGTATTCAGCATGGCATTAGCTCAAGGTTGGTTAAATACTTTTTCGTTCAGAAAGTCAGTTAACATACCGACTTGTCTTGCAGTCAGGTTTAGGTCAGACATCAGGCTTCTATTGGGGGTAACAGTAGTAGAGCCGACAGGAAGACCAGTTAACATACTTTGCTGGAATTTAAGCTGCTCGTACGGGAATTGACGTTGTTTCTCAAACTCACCCCGTAGCTGCTCGATCCCCTGTTGTTCGATCTGCCGCTCTTGAGCACCCAGTCCAGCTAATGCACCGACATCTTGTAGCTGTTGTTCCCGGCTCCGGTTGTACTGACCCATCGCCTTATCAAACGCGGTCTCATACGCTTTACCGGTGGTAAGAGCTTGTTGTTGGCCGAGGTTCCTAAGAAGCTCTGACTCCATAATGGCCTGACGGCCACCACCAAAAGCCCCAGCTTTAGACAGTCTGCCAGCGGTTTGCATCCTAGAGATCTCCGCTTGACGGCGCATCTCATCCAGTTGAGGTTGGAGAGCTGTCTGAATGAAAGGATTCATATATTGCTGGGCGGCAGCAGTATCGAACGTTGCTTGAGGATTGATCTGCCCGGCAGAGGTAAAGGCTTGTTGCTGGAGGGGAGAAGTCCCGGCAGATAACGGGCCTTGGAAGGCTTGATAACCCGTTCCTGCAAGAGCCTGAGACTTGCCTAGCATATCTCCAACATAGTCTCCCACCCAAGGAGCCAAGTTGGTTTCTTGTGTAGCGCCTAAGTTGGGATTGGCAGTAGCCGCTCGGCTAAGCGCAGTATCAGTACCTCCGCCCGCCTGAAACGCTACTGCACCGCCAGAGGCATACCCTGCAATCCCACCGGGAGTGAACCTGTCAGGGTTGATCTTCTTACCTTGCTTGGTGGTACCGGTACGTGCCTTACGAACACGATCCATCATCTTATAAAGCTGGTTAGCACCAGCATCGGAATTGCCATTACCAAGATGGCTTACAACGTCAGCAGGGATCACAAACTCTCCGTGACTTAACTTAGCCGGTTGTTTACCGTCTATAGATGATGGGATTTTATCTGCCATGCCATCTGTCGGTCCAGCTAAATAACGCCCTTTCGCAAGATTCATAATGCCACCCTGTGCGGCTGTAATAGGCCTATTTAACATCGCCTCTTCTAAGTCAATAGGCATCCCACCCGTGAACCTGCCAGGCTGCTCAAAAAAAAGCTCTGTATCACTTTGAACAGGGCCTGCTGTATCAGGCTTCTGATACAACTTAGACGCATCAGGCATGCTTTGCTCAATCCCAATTGGGGCTGGCTGATTAGAAGCAATGGGAGGCGGAGGGGTTGATTGAACATCAACGCCTTGAGATTTGCGCCATTCTTGATACTGCTCAGGCGTATCAATGCTATCAGGAATTACCTCATCTAGCGGACCCCATTTATAACCCGGAGGAAGCGCAGCGCCAAAACTTGGCAAGGTATTACGCGTAACAACTTCTTCAGCAGGCTTTATACCGCTAGCATCGGCTAACTCTTTTAGAGAGCCAAACGTTTTAACAGGTGGGGCACCAGATGACGACTGAATGCCCATCCCCGGCATGAGATAAATATCCCGTAAGCCAGACATATCCTGCTTTTTGGTTAACGTGTTGTCAGCGAACTTGGTTCCAACAGCGGCGGCGGGAGCAGTAGGATTGATCCCTTTTAACCTAGCAGCTTCAGCCTTGGCAGCATCTTGTGCGGCAGTAATACCTGCCGTATCAGTCTTACCGACATACTGGGGGTCGGTAAAGAACTTGCCACCCATTACCGCTTTACCAGAGTAAGGTTCATAAGCAGGCATCTCTACCTGCTCTCTTACTGCCGTGAGCTTAGGGATAGAGCCTTTCCATCCGCCGGTCTTAGGCGCATTGGCTCCGCCTAATGAAAACGCGGTAGCGGCTAAAGCAGCAGCCCCTTTTGGGGAGGTGGCAAAGTTGCCAAGCTTGGTGATTAAGCTGGACCAGTCAGACGCAGTAGGAGCCTTGCCGGGAGCGGGAGGCGACCAGATCTTTTTACCGTTTAAAAAGTAAGAGCCGTCAGGCGCGACAACAACTTCATTTTTATCGGCATCAACATACTTTTGGAATCCGGGCGCTTCTGGGTCAAACGCATACCCCGCTTCTATTCCATAAAGTTTATTGGGATCGCTCGTTTCAAACCCAATATCGTCTGTTCCTTCAACAATATTGCCTTTGTTGTCGACAACATCGTCTTCTTCGTAGTCATAATATCCGTTGCCTTCTTCGTCTACTTTATAAACATACGGCATGATTTATTCCTTCTGCAACCTATAAAGGGTGGGAGAGAAAGCTTCGGTAATATCAAACTGCTGCTCTTCCGGTATTTGGAAATAATACGGCATTTCGTACGGTTGTAGCGCACCCATAATTCCGGGCGCACCTAGCTGGCCGAACAACTGCATAAGTTGCTCTGGGGTCAGGCCGGGGGGAAGTGGCGTAATGGGCTTCTTAGGCGGAGTAACAGTCTTAGGAGGCGGTTGAACTTTAACCCTTGGCAAGCCGGTAGCAGGATCAATTTCCTCTTCTTCCTCTTCCGGCATATCCCCGCCCAATGGGTCGTTGGCAGGGTCTGTTACAACAGGTGTGTCACCACCAAACGGATCGTTCTCCGGGTTGGAGATGACCACCGGGGGTGTGTCGCCACCAAATGGATCGTTAGCAGGGTCCGTTACTATCGGCGTATCTCCGCCGAACGGATCGTTGGCAGGATCTAGTACAACGGGAGTGTCTCCGCCGAACGGATCGTTAGCAACATCCGGAACAGGTTTTAACGTGTCTGTCCCAATAGGAGTGACAGTTACCTCTTCGATTGGAGGCGTTAACGTATATGTGCCGTCAGGATAGACAGTGTACGTATTTCCGTCGTCATCCGTAATGGAGTACGGCCTCTGCCCCGTGTCGTGGACCTCCAATGGGCCGACTTCATCGTCGCCGTCTTCACCGTTAACCGTTTCATCTCCCCATGCGCCGCCCACAAGCGTATCTTTTCCATCTAAACCGGGAGAAGTATCAAAACCTGTGTCGTCCCCAACCAAGGTATCTTCGCCGTCTCCGGCGACAAGCGTGTCGTCCCCAGCCAACGTATCGTTACCATCTCCGCTGATGAGTGTGTCATCTCCGACAAAAGTATCGTCGCCATCTAAACCGGGAGAAGTATCAAAACCTGTGTCATCGAACTCGTCATCACCTTTTTCGCTTATAAGCGTATCGTTACCTGCTCCGGCGTCAAGCGTGTCGTCTCCTACAAGCGTATCGTCACCGTCTATACCGACAGAAGTATCGAATCCGATATCGCCAAACGTGTCATTACCTTCACCGCCTTCAAGAGTGTCCGCAGGTGCTAAAGAAGCTAAATAAGCGTTTTCATCCCCGTTAAACTCTAAATAAGTAGCGTAGTCGGGGAAACCGTTAGACTGAGCTAGCTCTTCGTTTACAGCCTCTTGAGCAATCCGTGCGTCTTCCGCTTCTTTAGCCAACCTAGCTTCTTCAGCTAGTCTTGCTTCCTGTTCTGCTACTCGGGCGGCTTGTGCATCCGCTTCCTCTTGAGCGACTCGGGCGGCTTCCGCTAAACGCTCAGCTTCCGCAGCTTGTGCATCTGCCTGCTCCTGAGCTACACGAGCGGCTTCAAGATCAGCCTCCTCTTGAGCCAGTCGGGCGGCTTCAGCGGCTTGTGCATCGGCCTCTGCTTGAGCTATACGAGCGGCTTCGGCTAAGCGGTCAGATTCAGCCTTAGCTTCGGCGGCGCTTGCAGCTTCTGCTTGTTCTCTAGCTACGCGATCAGCTTCTTCCTGTTCTATGCGAGCGGCTTCTGCAATTCTTTCTTCTTCTAGCCTAGCTTGTTCTTGTAATTCCGCTTGATAAGCCTCGTAACTATTACCGTACTGAACCTGCGTGGCACGATCTGGGAAACCGGCGGCTACGGCATCACGCTCTAATAAATCCTGTTCATACGCATTTAAGTCACCCCCGTACTCCATATACGTTTTGTAGTCCGGAAACTCCGCACCTTTCGCCATCAACTCATTTTGAGCGGCTGTGTAAGCGTTTAGATCACCACCAAACTGAGAATAAATAGAATAATTCGGGAACCCTTCTTTCTGCGCGAGCGCTTCGTTTGCTACTCTTTGAGTCTCGATACGGTCAGCTTCCAACTGTGCATTGTATGATTTAACGTCACCTTGATACTTCTGTTGCGTAGCGTAATCCGGGAAGCCCGCACTTTGCGCGGCAGATTCGTTAGCAATCCGTGTCTGCTCTGCTTGATAATCTTGATAGGCGTTAATATCGCCGCCGTACTTTTGTAAAGTAGCGTAATCAGGAAATCCAGACTGAAGCGCAGCTTTTTCATTCTCATCGGCAATAAACTTTTCTACGTTTCCAGCGTATAGAGTCCGTGTGTCGTCATCCGGGAACCCGGCCTTAACAGCTTCGCTATCTTTATACGCTTTAACGTTATCTTTAAACTCTTGTTGTACTGCGTAACTTGGGAAGCCTTTTTCTATAGCAGCAGCTTCTTTTTTAGCAACTTCAGCATCTTCTGCTTCTTTAGCAAGCCTTGCATTGCGCTCATCTCGTACGTCTTCTAGCTTGCCGTAAATATCAGTCTCGGCTTGTTTGCCGATGTACTGTGATATTTCTTCATCTGTCGGTTCTGGGAGGCCTAAGTCTTTATACATCTGACGGACTTCATCTTCCGTCGTGAACTGCGGGTCGTAAGTTTGCTCAATCTTTTGTAAACCGGCAGCTTCGTACCTATCGCTAGACGGAACAAAATCAAAAACTGTTTTATAACTTTTTGCGAAACCAGTTCTTACTTGCCTAGGAACATATGCGTCTTGGCTTTGCCCGACTAGCTGGTTTACCACCTCGTCCGGCGGGTCGTCGTACCCAGCAGCGATCAACGCCTGTCTGGCTTCAGAATAATCAATAGAACGTTTATCAGCGTAATCTGCGATTGCACTGCGAACACTGTTTTCATCTCGGTTGCCGGTAAACAACCCAGCCTCACGAGAGCTTGGCTTATAACCAAGATCAGAAAAAATATTGTAGGCTTCTGTAGGTGTTACAGCTCTTTCGTCAAATCGCGCTTGTAAGCTATCTCTAAGATCTTTTTCATTACCTTGCTGAACTAATGTCTGTCTATCAGCATCAGTAATGGTATAGCCTTCTAAGCCTGCAATCTCTGCAAGCTCTTCTAGGTCTACAGAGTTTTCATCAACATACGTATCTATGCTGGCTTGTAAATCAGCGTCTTTGCCTTCGCCTATAAACTTTGCAAGATCTGCCGCCGACGGCTCATACCCTTGAAACGCTTCATTGTTAGCAAACGCTTCCGCAACTTCGTCTGACGTTCGATAGTTCTGGTCTAACAGATCAACTGCGTCATCTACAATATCTTCTGCCGCACCAGAGATCTGCTCCCCGGCGGCTTCTGTTAAAGAAGCAACATTTTCATTAAGATCTTCTATATACCCGTCACGGGCAACCAGCAGATTTTCAATCTTTTTGTTAAGCCCGCCCTCCCCGTCTTCACCAAATAAATCTGTTACCAGACCGGTGTATGTATTAACTTTTGTATTTAAGTTAGTGTTATCAGTATTAAACGTTGCAAGTTGAGTGTTAAATTTTTCTACATCTTCTTTAAACTTCGGTACGGTGTTGTTTAAGTAAGCAGCTTGTTGTTCTGCAACTGCTTTAGCTTCTGTTCCAATATTTACGTAGTCAAAGGATGCAACCCTCTCCAATTCGCGTTGGCCGTAGTCATCGTAACCGATATATTTTTCACGTTGAACGTTTTTTGCCCAAAATGGAACACCTTCATAGTCCGTGAGCTGCTCGAACCCCATGCGTTGGGCAAACGCATTTTGCGCAGCAGGATCGGAAACAACAAAATAACCGTTGTAAGCAGCGCTAGCTATATCTAGTACATCTTTAGACGCTACGATATTTGCTTGTGTACCGTTTAAAGCCGTAGATGTTGAATTAAGTTCTTTAGACAGCCCAGCTAAACGAGTGCTTTCGCTATCAATTTCTTCGCGCAAACCATCAGCTTGAGTTTTAATAGTTTCAAACTCTGCCGTTGAATCATTTAAATCTTTGACTGTAGATTTAAGCCCGCTAGCTGCGGTGTTAGCTAACGCACCAAATGCCGAGTTGCTTAGAGCTAACCCAATAGCTTGGCCCGGATCTTTACCGTTAAAGATGCTACTGACAGCAGCTTTGGTAGCGTCGCCAATTAACCTATCGCCAAAGTTAGACGGATCAAGCCCAAACTGAGTGCGAAGCGACGTATTAATAAGCCCGCCTACAGCGCCGGTCAAAGCGGTGTTTAAAACTTGATCTAGGTCTTTACCTTGTAACAGAGCGGTTGCGCCCTGTGCAGAGGCGTTGCTGATGACTGTTTTTAAGATTGCTTCAGAAGCCGCTGGCTGAAACGCCAAATCTCCAGCCCCGCCATAACCAGCAATGCCACCCAGTTCTGGGACGGCAAGATCACCGATAGCAGCACCAATCTGCCCGCCCGCATAACTTGTGGCTAGGCTAATGACCATATCTTCCATACTGCCGCCGGTCGCGGCGGTCACCATTGCATTAGCTATTGGGGCCGGAACTCCGATAGCCGTCAGACCAATGGTGGCAATAGTAGGAAGCGGGTTCTTAAGTACGTTTTCAATCGTACTGCTAAGGCCACTGAGCGTGCTGCTTACCCAGCCAGAGACAGTATCAAACGCATTGTTGATTTCTTGTACTGGGTTACACATTGACCGTCCCCCGGTAAACGGTACGGCCTTGTTTATCCGTTCCGATAGTTTCAACGTCTACCGGATAGCCAAGCCTTTGCATCATGGCAATTAACTGAGGATTGTGTGTTTCCCCGAATACTTTGTTAAACCCCACCCGATCAAGAGCCTTTGCAAACTCTTTCATGTTCTTTAGGAACTGCTTCGGTGGATCAGCGTTAAACACATACATCTGCGCGCTTTTGTTTGGCAGAAGTTTGATCCAAAGAAGCGTATTGCCATTTCTCAGCACTCTGTGAGTGTTGTTTGTAATTGATGTATAGATAGCTGCGTAGACTTCTTCCCAGCCGCGACCGACATCTTTCAGTTCGTCTGACTTCTTAATGATCTCTTGTGTGCTGAGTTCTTTCATACCGCGCTCACAAAGGACAGGGTTGCGACGACCGACGGAATAGACGGCATAGCAAAAGGCGTGGTTTGCGCCGGGTAGGCTTCCATCGATACGGCTGTGTTGTCCACCGCAGCAAACATCTTAACGAAGTCGCCAGCAGTAAGTTGCACGTAGAAGTTAGCCGCTGCGATTGCGTGTCCATCAACTCCGCCGTGACTTGAAACAATTGAAAACTGACTTGCAGTTCCAACAATGTTAGTGCTGTTTTTTCTTAACCAAATCCATGCGTCGTGAATCTGAGCTGAAGTGTTCCGCCACTGCACACTAAATTGGTAGTTGTAGATGCCGCTTACCTCAACCCCAATCCCGTTCGTCCCGTCGTTTGTGCAGGCAGATAAAAAGTCATTTGTATCGAACGTAATCTCGGTAGCGGTATTTGCCGTGAAGGTCTTGTCAGTTGTCCGCTGTATGGCTGCGTAGGGGAAGTAAAGCCCTGACCCCCCCGGTGGGACGTTAGGTAGCGGAGGGCTAATAAGATTGTTATACGACTGAGACAGCCGGTTATAGAACAACCTCTGGATGTTGTTAAGCTGATCCTGATACTGCGCAGTCCAGATAACTGGACCGTACGGTAGGGCAGGCGGCTGGACTTTCTGTAGTTCAGCCACCAGAAACTCCCGATCCCGATGCCTTTCCGTCTTCGCGCATATCTAGCCTCATAGAACCTAGCTGCCATGTTACCCCTTCGGCACTGGATTCAAACTTCATAGACATCTGCCTCGCCCGGATACGGACATATACCTGCCCGGTAAACGCTTCTATAGGTACCGTAGCGGTTCTGGTTACCCCGGCGTTATTAGACCCACCAACAGACGCAGGTGAGATGTACCCTGAGCCGGAGTTCTTAAGAGGCAAGAGCGTCAACGTACCGCTCGGGCTACCGGCAGTTGAGCCTCTAAACGTAATGTCTGGCAGCGCCCGACGGATGAAGACAAACTTGTCTCCATCATCTATATCAAACTCGGCAGAAGTAATAGAAGCGGAGATAGGAAGCGTAGTTCCTGTCTCGTTATCGTCTACCCCGCTTTCATGGTTCACAAGGTTATTAGAGTACGTAGCTGCAAGTGGGAAGTTTCTAAGCCCTGAATCCAGCCACGCGGTTCTAGCCATCGTGCCGTAATACCAAGCACCTTCGCCGTTATTCTCGCCGTAGTTAAAGATTACATACCGATCAATCGTAGTTGACCCGCTGGAACAATAGAACCACCAGATTTCATTAAAGCCTTCGTTGGTTCCTGAAAAGATCTGAAGGTATTGATTAGTATCTATGTCACTAAAGATGTACTGTCTAAGGTCACAACGAAGCGTTTGAGTTCTACCGTCGTACTTGTAAAACTTGTCTTTACCCATCCAGTAAGATACGCCATTGGCATAAGCTACTGCATTCTCACTAACGATAGAGATGTTCTCCCCCACCAACTGGGCGCCCCAGACTTCCGGCGCACCAAGATACTGAAGGGAGTAGAGAGACGCATCCGTCCAGACCAGAATCTCCTGCCGGGACTGGAGAGCGGTGATGATCTCAGAACCTCGTGAGAGTCTTAACGAACCTGCCTGATTCGTCGCAGCAGGCGTCCAGTTAGTAGCGTCTTCTTGGTCAGACCAGCGGATCAGCATGGCATCCTGTGTAGCTGATGCTAGCTCATTACACCCAAAACAGAACACAAACCGGTTGATGTCCGAGATCAGGATGTAGTTCTGAACCGTTGGCACGTTTGACGCACTGCCGTAGGCGGACAACAAAAAGCCTCTTTGAGAGATCCGATGATTCCCAGATTGACTGCCTGATGTCGTAATCGGCGAACCGCCAGAAGTCGCCGCTAGGCTAAACGTCGTGCCGGTAGAACTTACAACATAGTAGGTTGTACCAACTGACAAGCCAGTCGGCAGTGCCCCGTCTGTCGTAAGAACAACCGGAGTGCCATCTGCAAGGCTGATAGACGTAGTAACCACGCCGGGAGCGGCAATGGTAATCGTAAACGCAGCCCCAGTAGTTCCAATCGTGGCATCCCAGTAATAGATCGGACCGCCGCGCGGGCCAAAAATCAGATCTTCACCAAAGTTCCCCTGACTCCACAGACGCAGAGGATCAGTAGACGCTTCACCAACACCCCATGTACCTGCGCCCCACGGGCCTGCGCCCCAGCCATTTAAAGGAACTACGTTAGCTGGGCCGGTGTTGATCTGATAAACAGCACGTACCGTACCGCCGCCAGCAGCGGTGGTGCCTGTAGCTTTAGCCGTAACGGTATGTATGCCAGTCTGAGTGGAGCCGGAAGTGTTAATAGCTGTTCCACCAGAAGTGGTAGAAAGCTGGAAGGTATAGCCTGAAGTGTTGACTACGTAATACGTAGTACCTGCTACAAGAGGAGAAGGAAGCGTCCCGGTGGTAGATAGAGTAACTTCTACGTTGTTTGCAAGTTTGTTCTGAGAGGTAAAAACAGCAGGAGAAGCAAGAGTGATAGAAACCGGAACAGCAGTGCTGATCGTATAGGTATTAGTACCCGTTACTGTGATCTGGTACTCACCTAAAATCGTTAAACCATTGATTGCCGAAGATCCGTAGAACGATACAAAGTCGTTTGTTTCATACCCGCCGTTGGCGTCGGTGACCGTTACCGTAGAAGAGCCAGAAGTCGTTGCAAATGGATTGGTAAGAGTTACCGCAGAACGGATAGGCGTAATGTCGTTGTACGCGCCGCCTTGCTCAATGTAGAACTTGAGGTTTGTACCAACCCCGATCAGGTTCACCCCACCAAGGGTTACCCAGTTCCACAAGGACCGGCACAGCCCCAAGAAGGTTGTACTAGAGATGCGTTGCCACCCGCCGATCTTCTCAGGCGTACCCTGACGGAAGCGAACCTTGTCCGACGAATACCAGCCATTTTCTGCTGTGTATCGCGTGTTCTCGCGGTTAACGCCGGGTCTCAGTGCGATCTTCTTGAGCATGGTTATGCCTTTAAGTACAACGCTCTCTCATCATGCCTGCGAGTCACCAGCCCCGGCAACTCTCGTCCACCAGCCAGCGTCCACTTCTTAAACTCATCTGCCGCTCCCTCGTAGTCTTCCCGGTTGTGCTTCATGCGAAGGGTCGAGTTCTGAAGGTTGCCTAGCCCAACATTGAAAGCGAACGAAGCGAGTGCCAGATGGCGATTGCTAAGAGGAACCACAGTACATAGTCGGAGTACCCCCGGAAGAAACCGCTGAAGATCCTCTTGAAGTAGCGCATCGACTTCTGCCTCTGTCAGTGTTCTGTCCCAGCCCTCGGGGATTGGAAGCTCTAGGCGGCGTTCATAGGGCACCTTGAGATGCGAGGGGTCGATCAACCTTCCCACACCCGCCGACCAAAGCCGCGCCGGGCATCGGTATGGCCTATACCTAACACCCTCGTGGTGCTTCAGCATTTTGATCAGCGCGTTCATTTCTTGCTGAACGCTTGGCTTCCGAACCAAAAACTTATGATTGACGCCCAGATAATCTGAGTGTCAGCGTCCCACAGATTAGCGATCACCTCTGCAAACGGGGTTCCAAGGTGCCACGCATACGCCGCCCCGAAGATGTTGATGAAGCAGAGCAGGGCAAACATCCCGTAGGTAATGACCGGCCTGACCAGAGCGCGGGCGTTGATCACCCACCGGCTTGCGCCTTCCCCGATTGCAATGTCGTGAGCGTACAGGGCTTGCTTCTCAGCCAAGGCGGTTTGAGCCATCGTCACCTCTGCACCGACCTGAAGCTGATCCGTCCTGATCTCCTCCACGCGGGCCTGTGCTTCAAAACCTGCCTTTCTGAGTTCCAGTTCCCGCTCAATCTGCATTTGAGCAAGGGCAAGTTCGTGCTTCTTGTCGGACTTGTCTTGAAAAAAGTCCAGCAGCTTCGGCAGGCCGCCGGCGAGGAAGGACAGAAGCGTAGTCAGTAGCGTGATCATTTTGCCTCCAGATTAAAACTAAGGTTCTTGTGTTTTGGGTAGGAGACTGTTCTATCCCCTTCCGGGCACTTGTACTTGATGGTTGCAAGCAGGGTGGCTTTTCCGGGCTGCATCTCAGACTTGACGCTCAATGTATAGGTAAAGGTGTCAATCTCTGGACTGGCTGGGCCGGAGAACTTGGGGTTCGATGGAACCGCCTCATGCACCATACCCTTCCCGTCTCGGATGCTTGGGATGAACGATTCCACCGAGCAATCATCTCGCTTCTTGATCCTCGCCACCGTCACTGTAATTGGCTCACCCAGCTTGGCAGGTTCAATCTTAAAGTGCTCCGGTGCCCACTCAATGATCGCTTTATCCAACCATCCGATCTTGTCTGCGAGCGTATAACCACCACCCAGCGCAGCAACGCTTGCGGCAATAGCTCCTATGGTCTTTGTAATATCAATCATTTGGCTATTTCTGCGAGGGCTAACACCAGAACGGCCAGTAACACGACGATGACGCCAAAGATGTACTTCACCTCGGCCACCTGTCTACTATGAACATGGTAATGTGAAACATAATCAAACCACCGGTTGCCACAACCACCGCTATCAAACCTGCATCACTTGCGTTCCTGATCAACTTCTTTCGGCGTCGGAGTTGTTCGTAAATCATTTTCTCACGCTGCTCTTTTACTCTCCGGCGCATCTGGATAAACTCGATGTAGCCTTCTCTTCCTAGGTGCTGCAATGGCCCGTAATGGAACCAGTGGTAGAGAGTCTTCTCCATCTCTTGGATCTTAACCTGAGCGGCGTAAGCATCAAACGCCTCTACGGTGGCTGATTTGGAAAAGGTAATCTTCTTGAAGATTGAAGGTCTGGCCTGCTCCCCGCTCACCCATTCCTGAATGTCAGCAACCGCCCCAGCCCATTTACCGAGTTGTCCAAAGACATCCTCGGCTTCTCGGCCAATCTCAACCGCTTTCTTAATCCCATTGAATACAGCAGTAGCGGTTGCAAGGGCGGTTACCGGATCAATCATTCCACGGCAGGGGAGGGCTAACAACTACAGGGTTCTTCTGAAGGTAGATCTGCTGCTGCACTGCGGCTTCCGTCGCCGCCCTGTCTACGCCATTCGCCCAGATCCAGCCCAAAACTTGATCCTTGGTCAGACTGTTGTAGTCGGTGAAGTTAGCGGGGTCAGGCGCGGGGAGAGAGCAGGTGGAGTAGACAGAGGCAGAGTAGGTCTTGTCACCATCTACTTCGGTCTTGGAAACGCGCCAGTGGCATTGATACACAACATCGCTCAGGTTGTCTTCTGAGACTTTGCAATCCATCGCCGATACGGTCCATTCCATGATTAAGCTCCTTTGAGTGCGGCCACTTCGGCCTCTAGGGTTTCAATACGGGCCATTGCTTCTTGCAGGGCGACAGCGGCTTTCATCAGCAGCACAGAGGTCTTGACTGACTTCGTGGTCGTGCCAAGGTCGTTGCCTTCAGCGTCGCGGTCTTGATGTTCATCTACTAGACCGGGAGAGGTCAGCTCTACTTCCTGCGCCACCACGCCCAACTGGACAAGACCAGAAGGATCGTCTTTCATCTTGAACTTGCGGAAGCGCAGCGCCTTGATGTCTGACCATTGTGAACCTGCGTCCACAATGTCGGTTTTCTTTCTGGCGTCCGAAATAGCGCCGTAAGAGTTGTTAGTGTTGGTTACATTGCCGGAATCGGCCACTAAAAATTTATCTGCTGCTGCACCTTCGTTGTAGTAACGAATAGCAAAAAAAGTCGCGTCTGTAGTATTTCTAGCGACACGAACTTGAAGGCCGTTTCCTGTAAAAGACGCATTCGTTGCTCTTATTACGACAGCCGCATTGCTTGCGTCTGACGAATCTAATTCGTGATAACTCCCCGTACTGGCAAGGTATGTCCCATTATCACTCGCCTTAAAGTACCCACCGCTGGTGATACGGGCGCGTTCGGTGGGAGAAGAGCCGCCAGAACGAGTAGAGAAAATTATGGCAGGTGAGGCATCGCTAGAGATTGATGCGTTAATCGTCCCGCTTGGTGCGCTAGTTCCATCATCCCACCTGATTGTATTCATGCTTCTGCTTAGAAGCGTCAGGTTGGTAGAGTCCAATGTCAGTGATTGGGTGAAGGAGATCGCGTTGCCTGCGGTGCCGGAGGGGGCGGTGAACCATTTAAAAACACCAGCATCTTGTGAAAATGCTGTAGCCGCAGCGGAAGCAATGTAAATGTTAGTGCCGGACGAATTAACAAACCAGTTATTTGCTAAAACAGTTTGTGTTGAATCACCAGCAACAACTGCTCGCGCATTAACTTGCTGCGCCTTATAGGCGCTATTCCACGCACTAGGCGTCACCCCCAGACCGAGGTTGCCGGAGGAGTCGAGGGTCATGCTGTCGGAATAAACGCCTGTGCGGAAAAGAATCTGGTTTCCGTCAATAATCAGGTTGTTTGTGCTTGTGCCATTTAACGACTGCAAATAATTTACACCGCCGGTTGTCCCAAGTTGGATGTTTACCCCATCGCCAGCGGAATTACTGCTATAGCCATTTACACGAATTCCACCGCCAACAACAGCTAGTTTTGCGTTGGGCGAACTCGTCCCAATACCCAGACCTGTGCTGGTCAGGCGCATTTGTTCTGTGCCAGCAATTAAAAATCGTGTGTTATTTGATCCGGCAGAATCAATAATGGTCGCAAATGCCCCGTCGTAGAGATAACCAATTTCACCGTAAGACACTGCGGTGTTACGGAAGCCAATCCGTGCGCCAGTACCAACGCCGGCGCCACTATTATCAAAGTACGCGGGATAAGTTGTGGCCGCGCCTGTTGTTGCGGTTGCTACCAGCGTTGTCCCATCAAACGTCAGCGCAGACCCAGTGGTCAGGACTTTGGAGGCATTTAAAAATGCGACCCCATTCGCGGTCCCCCCCGAAAGAATAGGGTTGGCTGTGAACGACACCACACCAGTGGAATCTGCAAGCTGCATCCCGGCAGTGCCGTCCTTGGCCTTGATGTTCGTGACTTCGAGGTTGGTCAGATCAAGCGTTGTGACGTTAACGGTTCCATTGAAGGTTGTGGTCGTTCCGTCGCTAGATCCAATCGTGATTGTCGTCGTGGATCCACTAACGCCGCCCGTGCCTATGTTGATTGTCTTGGTAAGAGCGTTCTCAGTGGCCCCTGAACCGACGTTTAATGTATGCGTTTTGGTCGAAGCATCCAGCGTAATCGCCCCGGTTGCGGCGGTGCCGCCCAACACAAACGTGCCAGTGGTTTGAGAAGCGCCAAGAGAGATGTTTTGGGTTGTCGCGGAAAGCGTGAACGCTTTGGAAAAGTCAGTTGCGCCAGTGGAGTCAGTCAGCACCGCGACCGCTGTACCGTCATTAGCCTTAATGTTAGTGACTTGTAGGTTAGTAGCAGTCACCAGAGGAGTCAGTACGGACGTATCGCAGTACAGAGTTCTCCATGAGTTGCCAGACGAACCAAGATCACGAGCGTTATCCGTAGAGGGGAGAAGATCGGTATTGAACCGCGCTGTAGCGGTAATGGTGTCTGAAGTAGCGTCACCTAACGTGGTGTTTCCATCGACCGTCAGGTTTCCAGAAATGTGACCATTTACAATGGTGGTCACGCAAGCGTTGACGTTGGTGCCATCACAAAATACAAACGCCGTATCCCCAGCAGGAATAGCCACGCCAGTCCCTGCGGACGTTTTAACAGTAACCGCGAACGACGTACCGTTCTTGACCACATACAACTTCGATGCCGCGGGGCAGATGACCTCTCCCGCTCCGGTAAGCGCACTACCGCCAGACCCTGTAGCAAGAACCAACATCGCACACCGAGCTTCTGAACTTGTACCGTCAGCGGTGGTAAGGGTGTGCGCGTTTCCGGGCGAAGCTGTCCATGTATTGATCGTAGACAACCCGGCTACCGCCTGCTCAACCATAGAGGTGATGTTGTCGTTAACAACAGTACCCCAAGTACCGGAAAGCTCCCCGGTGACAGGCAGGGCAAGTTTCAGAATTGGCGTGTATTGGGTCGTCACGTTATTGCTCCGTTTGTTGCCATCCCGGCGTCTGGGTGTTGGTTATATCGCCCCACCCCGGTGATTGTGTGTTCGTTACGCTTCCCCATCCGGGGGTTTGTGCTGTAGTGTTTGCAGTCCAAACTGCGCCTTGTGTGGATGTCACATTCTGCCAGTTAGGGGTCTGCGTGTCATCCACGGGTTCCCATAAGAATCTGCCACTTATTGCATCCGCGCCTACTGCGGTTTCCTGTATTACCGGGTTTAACTGACCAAGGTTAGAAACTACATCCGCGCCCAGCGCAGATTCAACAATTGACGCATAAGGCCGGAAGATAGCCGAGATGCTATCTAAACCTGATGCAGTTTCCTGTATGGCTGATTGGAATGTGGTGCCCGTGCTTACCGTATCAGACCCCGTAGAGGTTTCTAATACGATAGAACCAAACTTTGCCAGTGCTGAGACGACATCCGCGCCCGTGGCGGATTCAGCAATGCTTGCGCTGGGCTTGAAGATGGCAGATACAGAATCTGCCCCAGTCGATACCTCGGCAACTGCAACACCAAACGCTACACCTGCCGAGATACTGTCCGCCCCGGAGGACGTTTCTACTACTAATGCCTCAAAAGATACATCTGCTGCTACGCTGTCTGCACCTGATGATGCTTCTACTACACTAACCGGGAACGTCGCTAACGCTGAAACCTGATCCGCGCCTGTAGCGGTTTCAAGGATTGAAGATTGAACTGAATATAGACTCGATACTTCGTCCGCCCCGGTAGATGTCTCTGTAGCATCTCGGTCTACAACCGAGCATCCCCACCCGGCTTGGCCCCAAGTGCCAGATCCCCATCCGCCATCGGGCACGGTTCATCCTTAAGCTGAAAGGCTGAATTGGTAAGTTACATTCAACACATCACCAGATACAACCGACCGATCTCCCGGCGCTTGGAAGTCAGCAGCAGAGAAAAGAGTACCGGTCGTGCCGCTCTTAGTGTTATTTGAAGTCAGGAACGCTCCACCGACCGTCGTTGTCCCGTTGATGGAAAACACCGCTTTGCTAGCCGTGTTCGTAACAACAGAGGGGTTTGCGTTGGTAGCAGCAGCGAACGTAGCAGCAGGGCGAGTAGCTTCCGTATAGTCCGTTACTTCCGTCCACCCTGCATGAGAAGACATCGTGTCACCAGCGGCAGGGCTATTCGTAGACCCAGATCCATACAGACCGATGTACCACGTAGTAATCTGTGCGGTAGACGTAAGAGCGGTTCCGGCCATGTACTGAAGACCGACGTTAACTACAAGGTTAGGTGTCTCTGCCGTCCACTTAAGCTTGCCGTCTTTATCAAAACATTCGACGATGTACTTGCCGGTCGCTTTTGCGCGTTCTTCCATGATTTACCTCAGTTGCTGGAACGGAGCAAAGCCGTTGTAGCTGTATTCCCCGGCATTGTGACCGTAAATGTATTAGTGCAGGTTTTGTCTGAACCAAAGTCTAACACCGCAATAGATCGGTTTGCTTTGCTGGCATTGTAAAGCAGCGCGCATCGCGTGGTAAACGCCGCCGGAACCCACAAAACATTGTTAAACGTTACAAACGCGGTGTAACCGCTGCTACTAATAGCCGCCCCAGTGACTACATTCCCACCGGCGGAATAACCCGTTCCAGTGATCTCATTAGCAGTGGTATAAACGGTTGTCGATTCGTCTAGATTCGCGTTTGCCGTATACAGCGCAAGCTTTAACGTGTCCGTTAGCAGGTTATGAATGGCTTGATATAACTCTGCCTTAAAGCTCGTAGTCTGCGTCTGGACGATCATTTGACCGGATTCCTTACCTGACCGTCACGATAAGCATCCATACGCTGCTTACCATCACCCAGATTCTTGAGCAGCAACAACGATTGTCCGTACATGTCGTTGTACACCGCAACCTGATCCTGCTCTAACTTCAAGAATCTAGCCGCTTCTACCAGCGTTCCATTTAACAACGCTGAGTCAAAGTTATCCCCAAGCCAAGTAACACCGCTGGCATTCGTAACCGTCACAACAGGAATGCTAAATCCTGAACCCGTTCCACCGATACTGGACGCAGCACAAGACAATGTATTCCCAACCGCATAGAACACGCCAGGATTCTGCACCGTCACAGACGTTACCGCCCCTCCTGATACGACAATCCTAGCCGTCGCACCAGAACCTGATCCACCCGTCAGCGGAACATTCACATATGTACCATTCGTATACGCCGAACCTGCTGTGATGGCCCCCAGCGTAGAGATCGCGCTCTGAACAATTGATTCTGGGTAGTAGTAATAATGAAGCTCTGCGTAATAAGCGGTATCTGGCGTTGGCCCGACAATGAAAGAAAGCTCAGTTTCTAAATCTGACCGGGGGCCAAAGATGGCGTAGTGCTGAGGCTTGCCTGTCGAGTTCGGCGGAGGATATGCTTCACGGATGAAGTTCACATCCTTATTCAACAGGTACGTATATGTACCGGTGTTGATGTCTCCACCCGCTACCCCCGTAATGACCGCGAGGGAATAAACAGACAAGAAGTCCGTAGGAGCCGATAAGTACTGATTGTTAGCTGTAAATTGTCCGTAGACGTTCTTACGCAGGTTGGCAATCTGAACAGTGTTGTAGATCTTCTGCTCAGCCTGCCTGACCAGCATAGCCATCTGGTCATCGGTAAAAGTATTCTCAACGATGTCTTGGACATTAACTGCTAACTCTGTGTACTGCATAGCTTACGCCATCGGCCCGCGAGCCATCACGCCTTTGGTTGCTGCACCCGTACCACGAACCTTGATCCCGGAAGTCTTAACGTTCTTTTCCGGATATCCCGAGTTCTTAAGGTCTACCTTCGGGGCAGGTTTGGGCTGATTGGAATTTTTCTTCATCTCAGATCCCCGACTTACGAACCGACCGCATGGGTTTCATTTGATTGGCAACCTTAGCGAGGTTCCGACCCATCTCTTTCATCTGGAGATTAGTCTTACCACCCCTAGCAAACTTCGTAAGAGGTTTACCGGGGTGCATCGCTTTCTCGTGTTTGTGAACCGCTTTCTTGGCGTCCATGATAACTCCTACGTTGTTACTACTGACACAGTTCCAACAGATGTGATTGCTACAAGATAGTTAGGCGTCAATCCAGCGTCACTAGAACTTGCCCCGCCAACCGGATTCCATCCCCACTGTATATCTCTAGACCCACCGGAAGGAAACCCGTCTTCATTCGTTCCTGACGTTACATACGTCGTATCCCTTCTGGGATTACGCAAAGCCTGTGGGTCATCTACAGGATACATCCCTAATTGCAACTGGGGATGATCTGGATCATAGCATTCAGTACAAACCAGCAGGTTATAACGTTTAGTCTTGATTATCTCTTCGCGCAGGGCTTGCAGCTTAAATTGCTGACCGCAGCGATCACACATCGCAATCGCTTTTTTGCCACTGGCAAATCTATTACCCATGATTACGAACTAGCACCGCCGATAAACATCTGCCTCGGAACGAAACGAACTGCGGCTTTCTCCCTGTCTTCCCCGGCTGCAATATTGAACTGCTCGTCGTATACCTCTTTCAACATAGGTACACGGTTCATAAGCTCAGGCACTTTCATGGCAATGTGATATGCAAGCCCTGCTACTAAGCAAGGTAAGAACCTAAAGTTCATATCTGCCGTCTGCAAACCTGCTCCGGCGTCCTGTACGCGCCTCAAATACCAATACACGAATTGGTACGTCTGCGTGTTATCCGGCGTGGGCCATACAGTGACGGCAGGCAGGTTTGGATTAAAAACAGCAGCCCCACTAGAGTGAGACGCAGCAGTTGTTCCGTTCTGCGCTCTAAACACGTTACCTAGCGTATTCCCGTCTAGGTATCCGTAAGCAATATCTTCGCTATCAATCCGGATAAATCCAGCATACGGCAGACCAGCAGTAGAACTTAACGTAATCGTCGTCGTGGAAGAGTTAATAGATCCCGACAACGTAGCCCCGGTGGGGCTTACAGATCCTGAGAGCCTCTGAATCCAAACCTGAATAGGTCTGGCCTGTTGTAACTTATTAGGGATCGTAGCGTACGTAGATACGCTAATCCGCGTAATGTTTAAGTCAGCCTGTGTGGACGATGAATTAGCTCCCGTCCGGATAACCTGTTCTAACAGGTCAATCGTATCTAAAGGAAGCGCATAAGTATTGAGACCGGGAGTCAACGTAATGGCACCTTGGTTGAAGGTCCACATGTTGATACCACGGTTCTGCCACTCTATCGTCATCAGGTTCATAGACCTGCGGGCTGTACGCAAGTCATAACCTGACCGCATTTCCCGGCCAGCACGTTCCCACGCTTCTTCAGCGATCTCTGTAAATTCGAGGTTGAATAGCGTGGTGCCGGAGGTGGTCATCTAAATCTCGCTGTCTTTTCAGCTATCTTTTTAGGCTGAGCTACAAACTGCTTACCTTTGGCTTTTCCGGCTCGCTTGACCTTCGTAGTTGCTGCGTACTCTTGCGGGCTAAGAGACTTAATAGCTGCCTCTGGGAGATACCGCTCGCCCGTCTTAGATGACGGCTTACCGGACCGTGTGGTCCATTTCTGGCTACCCCAGTCCTTGAGCGATTTCTGCGGAGCTTTCATTACACCATTCTGCCGCGAGTTTTGCCGCGCTGCGCTATACCATCACCGCGATGCACTTTGCCGCCATGACTGTAATTTGTCTCATCCCGAGGCTGCATAATCGAGTAATACCGGTTACCGCGTTTCTCTATCTTTGCACCGCGCTGTTTTTCAGCCTCAACAGCTTTATCAAACGTTGGGTGTTGAGCGCCTTTTAAAATGACATACGCGCCTTCAGGAAGATTGTGCTTTAAACGATCAGGCTCACTAACCGGAGCAACGGAACCCCAGTGTCCATCGTCTTTACTGGGCTGCATTTGATTAGCCCGAGCGGTTTTATAGTCGTACTCGTCACCTTCGGGATCAAAAGGCTTATTGTTAGTCACGGTAAGAACCGCCCTTAGCTTTGTATTGCTTAGCAAGAAGCTGGGCCTTACGGCCCGACCATTCCCCTGCACCTGTACCCTGAACCGCCTGAGCCTTGATCTTGTTGAACAAGGCTTTGCGCATCCCGGGCTTAGTGTAGTTGCCAGCTTCGTTCACGCGGCTGACCTTTCCACCTTCTGCATACTCGTAGAAAGCAGTATCGTCCCGCCGCTGCTTGCGCTTGGGCTCGGGCATTTTGTTGGGGTTGATCGCCCCCATGCCACGTGAAGCCATCATCTTGAGTACCTCCAAGCGTAAACATTGACGCTTTAAACAAACTTGCCGCGCGTCTTGCCGCGTTGAGCAACACCATCAGCGCGCCGCGAAGCAGAGCTAACTGCTCCGACTTTAGCATAGCCTTTGACAGCGCCACCGCTTTTAAACGGGGGCATTCGCCCCATTGACGGAGACATTCTGGGCAGGCTTGACGCGATCTGGGCATCTTTCTGCTGTTGCAGTTGATCAGCAGCCGCTCGTTGTGTTTGCGCATCTTTCTGCTGTTGCAGTTGATCAGCAAGAGCTTGCGTTTTGCCTAGCTGCATTCGCTCAGCATCTTTCTGCTGTTGCACAGCGTCTTGTTGCAAGCTGGCGTTTGCAGGACTAGGCCCGGTTTTCCTGCCTGTAACGGTTCGCATCCGCGGCGGGGGAGGAGCAAAGGCGCGTCGTTTCATAAACATTTTAAATTACCTTTCCTTTGGTCTTGCCTCGCTGAGCACAGCCATCTGCCCGCTTAGATGCGGAGCTAACAGAACCGCCTCCGGCGTAACCAATCGAGCCACCTTTAGCACGACGCATAGACCCGCGAGACTTATCGTATGCCTCTTCCATCTGCCGCATCATCCGCTCATCATCAACCTGAGCTTTCATCCGCGCCTCTTCTTCCGGCGTCGGAATCATAATATCTCGCGGTGGAGCCGGACGGGGAGTAGGGCCAGCTTCTTTACCTCGCCGGAACTCATCTTCTATCACAGGAGCCATCTCCCGCCGCTTAGGCGGTTTGGTTCCCATCGAGTGATACGGGGCGTCCTCGTATCCCTTTTTCATTCCGCGCAGAGTATTAGGCATATCAGCACTTCCCGCCGCCCATCATGCGGACCTGCATAGCTTTGGTCTTGCCTTTCTTGGCAATACCGTCAGCAGCTTTGTGCCCCGGTGCAAGACCGCCGGATTTGTAGGTCATGCCGCCGCCCATCATCTTCTTGGCCATGCCGCCCGCCTTCATCTTGCCTTCGCCATCGGCCGCAAAAGCGGGAACTTTTTTCCCGTCTTTCATAACCATTGGCATACCGCCAGAAGCGTAACCGCCTTTCTTCATGCCCATCTCGGCCATCTCATGCTTGACCATAGCCTTGGGAGCACCCTTCTTTTTCATGAAGGCCACTTCTTTACCCATCATAGCTTTCGATTCTTTCATTTCGCCACCTTGGTTGAATTTACGGCCCTTATCGGCCTGCATGAATTCCTTGCCAACCTTTTGTGGGATGCCAAGGCGTTTAGAAGCTGCGGGGTCATTGGCGACCATCGCCATCAAGTTGTGTTGAGCTTTGGTCTTGCTTGGCATTTGCCCTCCCAGTAAAACCTTTTACTGTGTCGGTTTCCCAGATTCGGATTGCAAACCATATTACGGTTAACACCCCGCCAATCAAACCAACAATAGGCGGGAACCATTGCATAAAACCAGCAACGCCCACAACAACGGCAGCGCCATCAGCAGCGGTTTTGATTTCTTGTGCGTTCATCTTAGCAAGCCCATTTCCTCAAACTTTTATTGATCCGGCTGTTTGGGTCATTCGCGGTCTTCGCTGAAGTCAGCTTCTTCTTCATCCCCGTCATACGGGCACAGAATGATTTCTTCCTTGAACCGCCTTCCGGTTGCGGGGCCTTGAGCCCCGGCTTCCCCGGATTGGCTTTGTTGTAGCTGGCGCGTCCTTTGGCATTCAAACCACCAGAGGGATTCTTGCCTTCTGATCGCTGCCATGCTGGCGTCTTCATGCTTACCCGCAGATGATGGTGCAGAAGGTCACGTTGGTCAACGTCACCACACAGTAGTCTTGATTAGACCCTAGCGTAGTCAAGATACCCTCTGCTGCCATATACAGGCTATTAACCGCAATGGCTGACGCAGGAGTATTTACCTGAAGCCGCAAGGCGCTAGCAAGATCATTGGTGTTGAACTTAATAGAACCTGCGGTGCCGGTTCCAACAAAGTACAAACCTTTGATACGGGTCCGGGGGAGAGCAAGACTTCCCGTCGTACCAATCTTGACGTTCCCAGCCGACGCTCCGCTAGCCGTGATGGACTCAACACGAGCGTAGTAGTTAGACGAGGTAACGGTCGTGGCATTCGGGCCGGTCAGCGTTTCACTGACAACGGTATTAGACAGATCACCAACTTTAATTCCAGTGATCGTGAACGTAATACCGGAATCGTTCCCAGCAGAGGTAATGATTACCTTGTAACCATACCCATTAGGCCCAACCGTGTTGGCTAACAGCGGAAGCAAACCTGCACCTGCGATAGACGCATTCGCCCGATAATAGGCATCGTCCGTCGCAGGCGTTACTGCCCATACGTCATATTGCATGACGGACTCCTATTACTGGTCAGCAAAAGCAGGAGCAGTTGCACCAGTGACGCTACCCCACACCTGCCAGTTAGTTCCGTTAATCGCCAGAACGTTAATCTGCGCAGCGGCGGGGACGTTGACCTGAAGCTTGCTATTAGAGTTCCCGTCCGAGAACACAACAGACGCAGCACCATCATCCGTGTCGTTAAACGCAACACCACCAATAAAGTAATTGGTGTTCGACCCGGTGTTGATGATGAAGTCCGTAGCGTCAGCAGCACCGCCGCCATACACGAACGTAAACATCAGACCTGCAACAGGAGCCGGGAGAGTATAGGTGTTGTCCTGCGTACCGTTGGGGACAATGTTAATCCGACCAGCGTTAACAGCGGCGGTTAACGAAGCATTACCATCAGCCAGCGATACAGGGGCTGCAACTACGCCAGAACTGGAGAATGCCGGACCGACTGTGACAGCGCCAGTAGAAGAATTAACAGAGATGGTCTCAAAACCATTCTGCGAACGTACCGGGCCGGAAAAAGAAGTATTAGCCATGATTCCTCACATGCGAGCTAGGGAGACTGTCTGCATGTCGTCTGGCCGGGACCAGTCAGTTCTCCCGGATAACCCCGGAATAACTCTTTTTATCAGGTTACAAACAGCGTGTCAATAAGCAATAAAAAAGCCCCCTTTCGGGGGCTCAAATCTAGCTAAGTGCTTGATTTTTAAGAAGCGCCAGGGCTCCCAAATATGCCGAGCGGGTCCGACACCCCGAACGAATACCGCTCGCGGGCCTTATACCTAGCATTCCCGGTATCGAAGTCGCCATCCATGGAGGTGGAGAGCGGCGTACGGACGAAGTGCTTAAGTCCGTTGGGAACGTCGGTCGTAAGGAACCACGCGTTGGTATCGGTCAGGAAGTGGTTAACTGCATAACCTTCCGGGATCGAACCATTGCTCTTGATGGCGTTGATGTCGTTATCAGCCGTCGAGACACGGAGTTCCGTTTCGAGCAGGCGGGTTGCAACGAACATGAGCGCCGGGGGAACAATGAGTTTCCGGGGTTTTGCAGCGATCAGCAGACCACGTTCATCGGTCCACGCAGCGATCTGAATGACAGCCGCCTCAAGGGAGGTTTCATTCAGGTCTGCGCCGGTAGATGGGCGGTTGCTGTTGGTGCCACCAGAGACCAGCGGGTGAGCGGTCGAGAACAGGCTTACGCCGTCGCCGTAGGTCACAGCGGAGCTAAAGCCATTGTTCAGAACGGCAGCGGCTTTAACCTGCTTGGTGTACGCCATAGCACGAGCCAGTGCTTTGGTATAACGAGCCGAGAGGCTGTCATACAGGTTGTCTTCCATCGCCTCTTCGGTGATAGAGAAACCCATCGCAATGGTTTCGTGGTTATAACGTGCAGTCCATGCTTCTTGCGCATTGTCATACGCAATTGCCTGACCTTCGTTCTTGACCGGAGCGGCGGAGAAACCAGCAAGCTTGGTCTCTTCTTCGAACGAACGCTCAGAGGTCTCGGTTTCGTAGATCTCTTTGTGTTCTTCGCCGTAACGGTTGTACTCCAGACCGAACAGTGCATTAAGCCCCGGGAGGAGTTCTTTCAGTAGTTGTGCGCGTGAAATAGCCATGACTTAACTCCTTTAGGCCGTCGCGGTGGCAGCGTAATACTCGTGCTGACCGAAGTTGAGCTTAACCAACAGCTCGGGGAACTGGGTAAACACCAACGTTGCGCTAGAAGCAAACGCCACCAAAGGCGCTTGATTTAGAACAAACGAGGTGGCACCAGCAGCGGCGGCGGTATCTACAAACGAACCGGACGGGATGTACTGCCCGTTTGAAGCAAGACTACCAACATCCGTACCTACGGGCAGTGCAAAAGGCAGAGCCGAGCAAGTAACGGTGGCGGTCGAAATGCTAGTGAACGTTGCAGTACCAAGCGACACAGCGGTCTCAGGCACAACACCCAGAACACGAATTGGAAGCGCATCCGTGGTTGCGGGGGTGTCCGTCGGTGCCAGCAGTGCGTTCAACGAGTTGCCAGTATTTGAATTGCCGGTGTTGTTGATACACGCAAGGTTCTGACCGATCATGGCGCGAGCGCCAGAAGCAATAACGGTTGTGGCCGAGCAAACCGCAGCTTGGAACACCGTATCCGGGTCGTCGCAAACATAAGCAACGCAATCACCAGCGGCAGTACTAGCCACCCAGTTCTGCGAGAACTGCTTCTGCTTGGTCGTCGGGTTGGTGAACGAACAGCCGAGAAAGACACCAACAAGGGTGCCAACGGTGCCGGTCGAAACGCTAATCCGCTCAAGATTGCCGCGAACGAGCGCAACGAAGTCACCATAGAAAATGTCCGTGGCGTACGCGTAAGTAATGTTATACATCCGCGTAGAACCGGCGAACACCTGCCCACCGATCAGATTGATCGGCTTTAGCCCGTAGGGCTTATCAACCGTGGGGTAAGCCATTTAAGACTCCTGAATTATTTCGCGTTACTGCCAAACCTTACTTCGCTCCGGCGCTCTTTAAACACCGGCATGCGAGGATCGTTTTGGCTCATGAAGTGGTTGTCTACCGAGGTCATTTGACTTTCCGCCTGCTGTTCATAGAACTTATTGCGTTGGTCAACAAACTCGATTGGGGTTTTGCAAAGTAAGAGTCCACCAATCTCAATACTGTCTGGGAATCGGGGCCGTTCCCCGGTTGCCATCAATTGGATTTCGGGATGCTCAGAAGCCTTTACAGGTTCCCAACCTTCGCGGAGCTTGGAAGAAACATTTCGCGCATCGTCTTTACCCATAAAACCTACACGAATCCAGCGGAAAGCATAACCGGGTTCCGGGGTGGGGTCAGGCAAAAGCTGTGGAGGCATCCACTTCGCGGGCCGCTCGTATTTAGCACGGGTTTCTTGATCTCGGGGGGTACGTTCAGCCATTTTGTTTCCTCATCTCTTCCGCTACCGCACGGGCGTACTGCTCATTCGTCAGTCCTAACCGCTTGGCTAAAGTTTCTTGTGTCCTCGTTAACACGATCTTTCTGGGCGCAGTGTTACGTGTGGCAGGTGCTACAACAGATGCTTTCTTCACCGGTTTCTCTGAGGGGAACGCATCAGGGAAAACTTGGCGCATTTCTGCGTTAATACGGCCAAAATACTCGTCACTCCGTGTATCAACTCCACTATCCACAAGTTCTTGGTGAATCGTTAAAGCCATCGCTGTCATTCGCTTGTTATCCCCAAACCAAGGATTGGCTTCTCGCCACGCATTAACTTTGGGGTCAACTTGCGGTACAACTGGCTCTGGATCGGGTTGTACAACAGGTTTTGGTTTTTGTAAAGCGGGTTTAAAGTTATTTACGCGCTCAGCTTTGATTTTCGCGCTTGTTAATGCTTCCTGCGCGTCAACCAATTTATCGGAATCGCCAGACTCGTAGGCTTCTTTATACTGCCGTTTAGCCTGTTCTAATTCCTGCGCGACAACTTTTTTAGCCTGCTCTAAGAGAGCCTGCTGGCCTTGGCCGAGGTTACTTTGGAGTTTTTTGTTCTCTTCGATAACGGACTGAGCAAGGCGCAGAGCTTCTTCTCGTTCACGCAAAGCCGATTCTTTGGCTCTACGTTCTTCGTGATATCCCTTTGAGAAATGCTGAATACGCTTTTTGGCGTTTTCAGAATAGCTGGCAAGCTCTTCATCAGTAACATCGGCAGGAGCCTCTTTCATAGGAGGACGGTTGCGATCTGCTTCAGGCGTGTCGTCTACTACTTCTACTTCGACATCGCTTTCAACTGATACTTCCAGCTTCTCTTCTTCTGCCTTGACCGGTTTTTCATCCGGGAATTTAAACTTTTCTGTATCCATGATTAAGCCCTCGACACGCCGCGCGGATCTTCTACAACGGCTTCAACAGAATCGTCGTTGATCAGACGAAACTCTCTGCCGTGAATCTTGATTCTGGTTCCTGTATTAGGTCTAACCAGAATAAAGTCCCCTTTCTTGCACGAAGGCCCGCTGGGAAACCGTTCTTTGTCTTTATAACAATCCGGCCCGAGCGCAACTACAAACAAAACCGGCGACATCACTTCTTCGTAATGAAGCGTTTGTCCGGCTTTGACTAGCCCGCTTTCGTATTCGTCTTCAATCTCTGGTAAAGCACAGAGAATGTGATACGTAACAGGTATAGGCAGTTGTCTTGCCTTTTCCTCCGGGGTCTCCGGAAGGTGTGTGGGGATGGAATTCTCCCCGGTGGCGATCAAAAGCTCACTCATCGTCATACTCCAGTTGTCGCACAAGGTCGGTTACGAGGGAATGTGCAAGAGAAAGACCTTGGATTTCTCCTGCCATTGCTCTGTATTCGGCGTAATCTCGCGCTGAACCGTCCGCAAGCGCTTTTGAGATGGTTTCCCGCCGGTCATTAAGTTCTTTAATCACTACGAAGATCGCAGTAGTGTTCATCTATTGGTTACCTTTTACCTTTTGGTTGGCTTAGTGAGGTGTTTCAACATGTCTGTTTTTAGCTTTTTATCTATAGTTCGCTCTTGATTTTGAATCCTTGCCACCTCTTTTTGGGCTTCAATAGCCAGTTTTTCCTGCTCTAGCCTGAGTTTTTGCTGGGCGATCTCGTAATCTCTTTGACTATCAGCTTCTTTCCGCTTTAGCTCCTCTGCCCGCAGTTGGAGTTCCGCCTGTTGCATCTGCAACATCGGGTTTTGCGCCATTTGCTGCGCTTGTTGCTGTTGAGCTTGGGCTTGATTGGTTTGTAGAAGCTGCTGTGCAGCCTGCGCTACCAATCTAGAAAGCTGAACTTCTACTTCTTCTGGCAGTTCTGCATCTGGCGGGGTCATAGGAACGCCTAATTGCTCTTCTACTTGGCTTCGGTACTTAAACGCCATATGTTCTGCTACGTGAGACATGATGGCTCCCTGAATCTGCTGAGCCATTGGAGTTTGACCAATCATTTGCATGATGGTTGGGTCTTGTAACAGGGCTAAATGGGTAGAAATATGAGCTTGGTGATCCTGATAAATAAACGCTTTTGTTGGTTTTCCTGTTAAGAAACTCATGTTTTCTGACACAGGATCACGCGGTTTTTGATCATCCTCGATAGGTACCAACTTTTCCGCGTTTTTAACTCCCAACACCTCCAGCATCTGCCTATGAAGCTGGGGCAGGTTATAGATCTGAGGTGCGCCTTGGGCTAACTGAAGAGCAGCTTGGTACTGCATAATCCGTTGCGCCATCGTAGAGGCGTTAGGATCAGATACGGGGATGACTTCTACTAGGTCATAGTCGGACTGTTTAACGTCCCTATTACCTCCCACCGGGGTGTAGCTGTAATCCGGCGGCATGTAGTCACGAATGATCTTCTTAAGTAGCTTGAACTCCATCTTGAGGCTGTCGTGGACACGAGCTTGAACCGCGCTCATGGTCTTTAACTGTCTCTCAAGGATTGCTAACGTCGTCCCGACCGGGGCTTGGGCGGACATATCACTGATCTTAAGATCTGCGATACCTACCAATCTACGGGCGTCATCTGTGATTTTTTCTAACAACGCCGCCAGAACCTGACTGGGCTCCTTATAAGGCAGCGGCATGATGTTTTCACGCACCGACCCACTAGGTACGTCTACATCTCTAAACTCTCCGGGAGCGATAGGAGTGTCATCTCCTTTAATCCTAAGACCTCTGGTCTTAAGACCGCCCGGCAGGTTAGAGAGCGTTCCAGCATCTACCAACTGCCGAATAATGGACGTTCCAGCCCGGGCGTAACCGCCGATAAGGTGGATGTAACCCAATCCATAAGCACCAAATCCGTTGATAAAGTTGTACTGGACAAAGTGTTGACGTTTCTGTTTTAAAGAGTCGCCTTCTTCGTAATTCCTACGAATGGCTAGAACCTTAGTAGACCCACGGTCAATCGTGATGACATAAGGAAGCGCTACACCATCCGGGTCTTCGTATCCCGGTAGGTCGTAATCAACATGAATCTCTAAGACTTGATACCGATCATCATCCGTCAGGCTGTAGCCTTGCTCTTCAGCTTTCTTTTTTTCAATATCGGTAAAGATCCGAACAGGATCGCCTAAGTCGATATCTCTATAGAAACCTGCTACCTGTAGCTTTTTCAGGTCGTTCTTAGGCTTCCTCATAACGTGCGCTACGCGCCCAGCGCTGTAGATATTAGACACCCCGTACGGCATGATGATGTCTTCTGCCGGGATAAAAGGTGCTGCTTGTCTACCTAGGCTAGGATCGTAGTAAACCTTCTTAAAGGCACTGCCACTTAAGCCTAGAGCGTAAAGAAGCCTTTCATGCTCTGAACGGTATTCAATCATTTCATCCGTTAGACGGTAGTTCATATCGTCCCGGACACGTTCAGCGGCTTCTTTGTTCTGTTGGGTTTCCTCTCCTATGATCTGCGTCTTAACCGGACCTTGGGCCGGGAAAGTCTCAGTAATCATCTCAGACTGAAACCTGATGGCAGCTTCTGTTAAGACAGGACTATAGACACCACAAGCACCTAACCAAGGCTCTGCTCTCTCTTCGTACTTCATCCCAAGGACTTCCAGTCCTTTTACGAACATATCTGCCCAGTCTTTCCTAGAGTTGATGTCGTCATCTACCTGACCTAGCAGGTCGGACGAGATCTTTTGTAGCTCACTCTCATCTATGAGTTCTGCCAAGTTAGCATCGAACTCAGGTTCTTCCGGCATAAGGTCAATCTCTAAACCGTCAAGACTGATAGAGACTGATTCCGGGTCTTCAATTTCAATCTCAATCGCAGGTTCGTCTGACATCTGTGAGAGATCTAACGGCACAAGCGCTTGAGCAATATTCGTTGCCATGATGGTCCTCAGTAGTATTCAACTTTCCGTCTGAAGTAAGACGGTTCATCCTGTTCGTCTGACTGAACAGTAATAAACCCACCCTGTCTGAATCTCATTAACGCTTGAGATGTGGAGTCAACAAGATCGTCGTGATCCCCGTTAGGGAAAGATGCCATCTCTTCTACGACTTCTTCTGCCCACCTTGTATCCGGTCGCCAGACAACGCCGGAAGCAAATAAGTCAGCTATAGAGTTCACCCGCGCAATCTTATCCTGTCCCTTATAAGGGGTGTACTCCGATAAAGGAATCCCCATCCTTCTTAACTCATAAACAAGAGGCGCTCCAGCGGCTCTCTTCTCAATTATCAACGTGTCAGGATTCCACTCCTTCCACATATCAAAGGCCTTCTTCTTTAACTCCGGGAACTCTAAACGCTCTTTAACGGCATCTAACATAATAATGTTAGGCTGCATATAGCCTTTTTCGTTTTCTTTTTGGAAGATGCCCCACGTGGTACAGGCGGAGAAGTCTGCCCTATTGGACTTTTCAAACGCCGTATCCCAGCTCTGGATGATGTATTCACACTCAGGAGGATCTTCATCCTCCCAGAGTCTCCATTGATCTCTTTTGACAATCGCACCTTCTTCCGAGGTGGGATTCTGTTGATACTGAGCTTCCCATTTAGCTACCGGGATCTCAGCTTTGATAGCTTCTAGTTCTTCTTTCTTCCAGAACCCGGGCCATAACGGTGTACCAGACGGAAGGATCGCCGGGAATTCAATCACCTCCCAGTTATCCGTCCCATCCTTACTAGAGTTCTTAAGAATCTGCCCGGCTAAGTCTCTCTTAGACCACCGGGTCATAACGATAATAATCGCCCCGCCCGGTTGTAACCTCTGCCTAGGCCCGGAGGTATACCACTCATACACCGCGTCATACACGGCAGGATTGTTCTGTTTTGCCTCCTGCTCACTATGCGGGTCGTCGATGATCAATACATCAGCACCCTTACCCGTAACAGCACCACCTACCCCGATAGCAAAGTAATCACCACCCTGCTTTGTATTCCATCTACCAGCGGCTTTAGAGTCACTAGACAACTCTGTACCAAAAACCCTCTGATAAAACTCTGATTGAACTAAGTTCCTTACCTTCCTACCAAAACCTACTGCCAATTCAGCAGTATGGGCTGTCTGAATGATCTTCTTTTCTGGAAACTTCCCCAAAAACCACGCAGGTAACAGATAACTAGCAAACTCTGACTTCGTATGCCTAGGCGGCATGTTGATAATCAACCTCTTTAACTCTCCGTTCGCAACTCTCTCAAAAGCATCTGCCATGATCTTATGATGCTTACCAGAGATAAATACAGGCCACATCTGCTGAACGAAGAATAAGAAAGACTCTCTACACCTCTCTACCCTATCTAACTCTAATAACTGTAATACCTTCTTCCTCTGCTGAGCAGGAACCCGCTCAGCAATCTCTAAATACTCCTTCACCTCCTTCTGAGATAACAAGCTCATAACTTGCTGATTTCCTTAACAGACCTATCTACCACCTTTATAGACAAGAACTTCCTCGGTCTCGTATCCAATAAACCTTCCTCCTTCATCCTCTTCACCATCCTGTGCATATTAGACCTAGACCTCATCCCTAACCCACTAGCTAATACTTCGTAAGACGGACCTACACCGTGGATCTTGATGTACGCCTTTATAAAACGTAACACCAGATCCCACCTCTCCGTCATCTTCGCCTTCGTTCTTGACATAACTTAATTGTTCGCACAAATGTTTCTAAAATTTATATATACCCCCGGGGGGTTGGCGATTGGGGAGATAAGGGGGGGTGTCTGCTATTGATGGAGAGGTAATTGGGAGAGTGGATTAGAGCGTAACCGCATAACGGGTGGTCGTTGCGCACACATGGGGGTCCGGGTACGGTGGGTTTCACTTCCCGACCAGCTTCAGATGCGCCGTCAACTCCTTCCGCAATTGCTCCGCTGTCACTGGTTGTTCCGGCGCGGTTTTCTCTGGTATCCACATTCCAGCGTGTCGGCCTAGTAGTTCGAGAGCCTTGAGGCGGCTTCCTTCCTGCTTTCCGGCTTTGCTTAGAGCAACCAGTGATCTCATGACATATCGCTTGGTCGCCTGTAGATCATCCGACAGTGCTTCCGTTGTCTCGCTCCAGCCTTCCTCTACTAGCTTTGCGACTCTCGGGTCTTTGGCCAGTTTGTGTGCCGCTACGCTCACGGTCTGGTCTGAGGACTTGCAGTCCGGGTAAGCTTCCCTGTATGCCTGACGCTTGGATTTCCCCTCTATCAGACCTTGAGCGAATAGGTATTGATTCTGGTTTAACGGTGCCTTGGGTTTTGTTCCTATCCCTACTACTTGACCGTCGTTTCTCTGTCTTGGTGGATTAGCTGCTGCTGCTAGTTGTTCTGCCTCTCCGGTTTCAAGACCCAGTGCCTTTAGACGTTCCTCTATCAAGTTTTCGTCTGCCTCGCCTTCGGCGTCATCCCCCGCCGCTTCCAATAGCTGAACATAATCGGTCTTGGCTTTTCCATTGGTCATATTGTTTACCTATCAACAATCCCGGTTTAATAGATTGTTCGCACTTATACCTTATCCACAACCTTTCCACAAGCGCCTGTTGATAAGCTGTTAGCAACTACATTCTGTTGACATCCTGTGGATAACTCTGTGGATAACCCCGAAACACTGTATAAACCGACAGCTTCTAAAACCGCTTTAAACGCGATTTGAGCGGTTTTTTCCTCGGCAGGTGTCTACCCCTTACCCGCTCCCCGTTCGTCGATCCTAGACGGTTTCCACTTTTTCGGAACGCTCATGGCATAGCCCTTGCTACGCGCGGGCGCGCGTATAGTTCTATATGTCATCAACACCCCTTGCGCTAGCCCCTAGCCGTCCACTTGCACTATTGTTTAGACTGTGGTGTAATGGTTGCCTGTAGTTTGTTTTACCGGGTAACCCGGGAAAGGGGAAGCGATGAAGGTTCTGAAGTTCAACACTGGTCGGTTGTACACCGACAAGGGCCAGCGTATTGCGGCAGTCCGGCTCGATTCTGAAACTGTCGCTATGTATGACATAGACCGGGGGATTGATTTTCTTCTGTCAATCCCGGAATTGTCTGAAGGTGAACCGCTTCGGTCCGAAGATGTCATGAGGGCTTATGACTACGGTCATATCAAAAAGCACACTCTGTGCTTGATGCCCGAAATTCAATCAATGCTGTTTGATGCTGCTAACACTCTATAAGGGGCAATCATGCAATCCATTAACTTTGAAGTTGCTTTCGAGAATCTCGCGGCTTTCGTTGCTCACCGATACGGTAACGACATGCTGGATGAAGGCAGACAATCAATCTATTTGCTCCGGTCCCTTGTCGATACTTATCCGGAAGTTCTTGAGTCAATTGAAATCAATCCGCATATTTGGTCCGAACGGGTTAACGCCTATCTCGCAGGGGAATGAAATGCTCACTACACCCGAACAGATTGAACGGTATCGCCTTGTCACTCTACGTGCCGCCGTGCGGCTGGAATCCGTAGGGATGAAACGGAAAGGGAAGTCTGCCGCCGCTATATCCCGGGAGCTATTGGGTCTGCCGCGCTCCGCGCCTTTCCCCGCTGTTATCGCTGGCCTAACCCAACTGATCGAGGAAACTCATGTTGAAACCGTTTAAGCGTCTGATCCGGTTTATCACTCACCCGCTACACGTAACCGTTACCGAAGGGGCAGAAACCTATTATCACCGGGCTATCAATCTCCGGGATGCGCTGGACTGGCTTGCTTGTTACCCGCGCGGGACTGTCGGTTTTGTTCACTCTCGCTTCGGCAGATTTATCGCACGGAGGGAAGCATGAAAACCGCTGGCTTGTTTTACTTTGCGGATACCCCGCAGTTTTCAACCGCCGAACCCCGGGTTTTTCTCGCCTTTTATCTACGATATTGCAGGAACGCCGAGATTGTTCCCGGGGTTCGCCGCTTTATCGTTAAACGGGAGGGTTTCGGACGGTACACCGTGCGATTGAACTATGTTGATTCACCGATTGCTGTAGTTGTCACCCATTAAATAAAACACAACTGAAGGAAAAATCATGGATAAAGCAAATTGGTCAGGCTTGTTGGATGACGTATTGAAAACACCCGGGATTATCTCGGAAGCATATTCCGCCTTTCACAATTACTCGGTAGGCAATCAACTGTTAGCGTGGAGTCAATGCGCTAGCCGGAAGATTCCACTCGGCCCGATTGCAACCTATAAACGCTGGACGGAACTCGGGAGGCAAGTGCGCAAAGGGGAGAAAGCAATCGCCCTGATAATGCCGATCACAATTAAAAAAGAAAAAGAAAACAAAGAGGCAGATATCTTTCAAACTTTCGCGCTCAAGAATAATTGGTTTGTTTTATCGCAGACAGACGGGGCAGATTATGCGAACGAAAGGGTAATCCCTGAATGGGATAAATCCCTCGCACTTTCCGCGCTTGATATCTCGGAAGTCCCTTTCGCTTTATCTGATGGCAACTGTCAAGGCTACGCTTCAGGCCGGACGATTGCTATCAACCCGGTAGCGGCTTTGCCCCATAAGACTCGATTTCATGAACTCGCGCATATCGTCCTAGGGCATACCGAAGAATCAGCAATGCACGACTCCGAGCGAACTCCCCGAGATATCCGGGAAGTGGAGGCCGAATCTGTCGCCTTTATTTGTTGCGCTTTGCTGGGCCTCCCGGGCCTTGCTGACTCCCGGGGCTATGTTCAATCTTGGGCGCGGGATACCGCTATTTCCGACAAAACCGCTCAGCGGATATTCGGTGCCGCTGAAAAGATTCTGAAAGCCGGGAGGAATCATGCTTGATCGGACGCCTAATCTATCTCACTCCGATATCCATCAAGCCGCGCACACAATGGACAAAATAGGGGGAGGCTTTGCAATGTGCATAGCACAGGCTTATTTCCGGGCAGATCAACAAAACCGCGAGCGGCTTTTGTTTGCTTTCGGTGATTTATTCGAACGGTTTCACATTATCAGCGGGGGGAAATAATGAAAACTTCAGAATTGACCGGGCTTGCCCTTGACTGGGCAGTTGCAAAGTGTGAAGGGGTAGCCGTTGATTATGTTGATGACGGAATCAACCGCTGTTTTCTAATGAGCATGGGAGGCAGATTTAATCCGTCAACCAATTGGGCGCAAGGCGGGCCGATTATTGAGCGGGAATGGGTTGATCTACATTGCGTCAACGATTCTTTGTGGAAGGCTGATTGCTCGACGCCGAACGGTTTGATTATGGGAAGCGGGTCCACGCCCCTAATCGCAGCTATGCGCTGCTACGTTGCCAGCAAGCGAGGCGATGAAATTGATATTTTGACGGAATTGATGGAGGGTAAATAATGAAAGCGATTATCACCAAAAAACTACCGGCAACCGACCGGTTAGGCGCACGGGTAAAGGCTACCGCTTCCGGGGTTCAATCGCTCGTCATTTCGTATTGGTCAGACGATGATGCTCACGCTGCCGCCGCCCTCGCCCTCGCTCGCCGGGAAGGGTGGACCGGGAAGCTTGCACGGGGAGGCTTGCCAGATGAATCAGGCGAGGCTTTCGTGTTTATCGATAACCGTTACCCGCTGGGGGTTTGAGATGACTTTCGAAGAATGGATCAATCGCCCCCTTTACAGGGTTCACGTTACAACTTGGAATCAATTGCTTCGCTTGTTCAATATTGATCCCGATAAACCGCTGGCGACTTCAGGCTATCACCCGATTGCAGAATTTAGGGTTCTGCCGAAACACCGCGCGGTTCAATCGTTGAAACTCCGCAAGCTAGTGGCAGACAGAATGCGCTTGCTTCGCCGGGAACATGGAAGAAAAGCAACCGTTCAACGGGTGGAGGGGTGAAACATGGAAAGAAAAGAATATCTAAACGGACTGGCAGAGGATTTCGGAATTGATCCCGGGATTGTTTACATGATGGCAGATTTATTGGGACCGTCTGAGGATTATGACGGGCTTATTTCTGCCCTCGAAGATTATTCGGAGGATTTATGATTAATGTGACATTTTGCGAAATTGTTTACCCCGCTCCGGAAGATGATGAAGATGATTATTGCCCGGATGGGGAATCTACAACCCGATCCGATACCGTTACCTTCCGCGAACTTGTGCGGCTGATGAGGGAATACAGCACCCCTTCATGCTCCCCCGCCCGGGGGGAGGTGTATGAATGGATGATGACGGAAATCGAACAAGACTATCGAACCGGAGAATGGATTGACCGATCAATGCACTTCGCTCGGAGCAACCCGGGCAGACGGGCAAAGTATTGGCGACTCGCCATGAAGGCCGCCGGGGTGATTCAGTGATTTACGCTATCACCGACAAAACCCCGGAGTACCTAAAAGCCATCTATCCCGCGCCCGTAGAGTTAGTGAACACCCTTCAGGAAATTCCACCCGGATCAACCTTCATCCAGTGGGAACGGGGGTTCAAGGTCTGTAAACAGACCCGGGAGAAAATACCTATACCACTAGGCAGGTTCTCTAACGTAAACGAAGCGCTGTTCCGCGCTAGACAATGACCGCTGACAGACCATCTAACCGCCTTAGGGCGGTTTTTTTTCGCCCGTAGTACCCTACCCCTTGCCGTAGAAAATAATCGCTCTAATCGCTTTACCCTCGGGCTTCCGGCGTGGTCTGATGGGGGGTGTATTCGTGTCGTTTTTGCGCAGAATCAGAGGGGTAGAAGCCCCGCAAGGGGCGACTACTGGTATCAGCGGTGTAGGGTCATAAAAATGTCGCGTTAAGCAGCACGCTTTCCGTTTGCGTATCTTTGGGCTTCCACTACTTTTTATGGAGCCTGCCATGCTTAAAGTAAATCGGTTCAATATTGACGCGGCTGATTGGTTTGACCATCTGCGGGACTCGCATTTACTCCGTGAGTGCTACGTTGTAAATCATGAAAAGAATCCATCCCCCTTGGTATTTGTGGGGAGCCAAACCTTAAGACGATGGATCAAGCTGGGGGTAGCGCCGCCCCCCGTTGTAATCGGCAGGACTAGGAGTTACCGCGTGGCAGATCTACGGCGCTGGCTGAAAGGTGAATGGAAGTCAGAAGCGGTCTAGATTTTCTTCGTACGTACCGCTGATGGGGTTGTACTTGAGGGAAGTCTCTCCCTGAGTGCCAACCCATCTAAACCTGCACTTCCAGACTGCTATCTCTACATCCTCTTGTCGGTGGACAGTAAGACCGCAGTCTGTCTTTGCCCACCACGCCATACTTCCTGAGATAGACATGCCATCTGGTCTAGGCTGGTCCGTCCCGGACCTAGATATTTTAGACGGGTGAGCGACGAACCATGTATGGACATCGTTCGCCATACAGAACTTACGAACCTGCGTAAGCATGTTTGATATAGCTTCTGTCTCCGACTTCGCTCCCCGGTCGAGGTCTATGTAGTTGTAAGGATCAATTACAAGTCCACGGATTCCTATCCTCTGTACGGCAGACTTAGCCCTTTCTAAAATGCTTTGTAGGGTGCTAGGTTCTTCCCCGTTAGTGTCTATGAATAGGAAGTGTTCTTGTACGAAGTTAAACGCTTCTTTCTTTTCCTGCCCGGTCATCTGGTTGTGACCTGAATAAAAGCGCTTTTTACTGTAGATCTCCATCAACCTAGCGATATGGATCTCTGGCGGGTTCTCGAACGAACACAGGGCGAACTTCCAGTCTGCCGATTGGGCGAGGTTCACCATCAACTGATCTACAAAGTTAGACTTACCGGATGAGGGGTAACCGGTAACGACTGTTAGTTGCCCGGGCGCTACGGTGTAGATTTTATCTAGCGAAGGATACCCGGTTGAGAACCCCGATCCGGAACCTTTGGTGAAAAGGTCATTAAGCCGGTTCTCAAAAACTCTTGCATCACTAAGTCCTGAGATTGGGTAAGGTGTTGCACCTCGTACGATTTCTCGTACGTCTTCTTTCGGGTCCAATGACGTTTCACTGGTGAGTACTTCATTTAGATCCTTTTTATCGAACTTACAAACGCGACATTTATCTTTCCCGATCCTTCTAGCTAGCTCCTCCGTTAGAGCCTGCCCGGGTCCGTCCTGATCGGTCGCCAGCACTACATACGGTACTTTCGACAGGATCTCGTTCGCGTTCCAGACAAAAGCAAACTTCTTGTCTTCTGCCGGGCTGACCTTGCCAGCACTGACCTGTTGCGGAGCACCACCCGGGACACTTACTACGTTCTCGATCCCTGCCTCGATAGCCGATAAACAATCTATCTCACCTTCCACAATCACTAGAGGTTTAGTAGGGTCTACAAGGTTAAGCCCGAAGAAGTCATGAGCACCGCCTGACTCTTGAGTGAAGTCCTTGTCCGGTATGGATCTGTACTTGGCAGAAACTAACGAACCGTCACGGAAGTACGGAAAGCCTATACATTCGCTTTCCCGTTCTAACCTGTGAAAGTACTTCCGGCTGGCGAAAAGTTTTAGTTTGTCTGCGGTGTGTTTTGAGATACCTCGCTTGGCGAGGTAGTCGTAGTGTCTCTGTTCTAGTTCTTGATTGAGAATCTGTTTTGCTGGAACTGCTAACAAGCTTCTCTCCTGTTTTTCAGTCTTTTCCGTTTTTTCCGTCTGCACTGACCCGTTAGCAAGACAGTGGTGACAGTAGTACAGAACTGCCCCATCTGGTTGCCGGGTAAGTGATAGTTCTTTTAAGTTCTTTTTCTTTCTTTCTGCCGAGCAGAATGGGCATTTAGCTCTGGCAGTCTGTCCAGAGAATTCCGGAATCATTTAAGCCTCTTCAGTCTTACTTACGCCTTACCGCATTGAACCGTCCCGGTTTCTTTTAAAGCTGCGGTTCTTAGACGGTGCTTGTAGTTTTACTCCGTCTTTGTTACTTCCTCCTTTTGATAACGCTACAACGTGGGATACATCTTTGCCCTTTCGGGCAACGCCTTTTTGATCTAACGCCCGGCGAGCACGTTGCCTCTCCATCCGGTTGTCGTGCTCACCTCGCTCTTGTTGGGTCTTGTACTCTTGCTTGTAATCTCTCACGCTCTATCTCCTCTAACGCTAGTCTTAGAGCGACTATCGTTTTAGCAAACTTAGCTCTGATGGGGAACTCCTCCATCAAGCTCAACGCCGCCCGGATCGCGGACTCGGTAGCTTCTAGCATCACAACCCTTGGCAGATTCTCTTAACCAAAAACTAATCGGCGGCTCCATCAGCGTCAAGGAGACTAGCCGCCTACCCTTACAACGTCCCGTAGATACTGTAAACATCCCGTGCTTTTGAAGTGTAATAGAACCTCACCCGTAAAAAAACGGGTGAAACCTCGATGCTCTCGTTTATCTAGGCTGGCTTCAGGTTTCCCTTCCACCCCGAGCAACTGGCCCCGTTCGCTTGCGCTACTGAAGTACCACCCGGTTTGCCACGTTTATCCGATTCGGTCGCATCTACCTCGTCGAGGGCTGGGTTATGGCCCCGGCGGTTGCGACAAGCCAATAAAAAAACCCACTGGGCGACAGGCTTTAGGCTTGGTTTGCCGC